ATGGCGTTAGCGGAGACGGAAAAGGCGGAAAGCCGCGCAGTGGAGTTGCAGATCGGCGGCAAGAGCCGCATCTTCGACATCGACAATCCCGAGTTGCCGAAGTGGATCGACGACGCGGCCTTCTCTTCCGACGATTATCCCTACAAGAAGAAACTCGACGAGGAAGAATATTTGGCGACGCTGGAGAAACTCCAGATCGAACTCGTCAAGGTTCAGCTCTGGCAGCAGAAGACCGGAAAACGCATCATGGCGCTGTTCGAGGGCCGCGACGCGGCCGGCAAGGGCGGCGCGATCCATGCGACGATGGATAACCTGAACCCGCGCTGGGCCCGTATCGTAGCGCTGACGAAGCCGACGGAGACCGAACACGGGCAATGGTATTTCCAGCGCTATGTCGCGACCATGCCGACGGCAGGCGAATTCGTGCTGTTCGACCGTTCCTGGTACAACCGCGCCGGCGTCGAGCCGGTCATGGGCTTCTGCACGCCCGAGCAGCACAAGCAGTTCCTGAAGCAGGTGCCGCGCTTCGAGAAGATGATCGTGCATGAGGATATCCAGTTCTTCAAATTCTGGATCAACATCGGCCGCGAGATGCAGCTCAAGCGCTTCCACGATCGCCGCCACGATCCGCTGAAGATCTGGAAGCTCTCACCGATGGACATCGCCGCCCTCAACAAATGGGACGACTACACGGCAAAGCGTGACGAGATGCTGAAGGCGACGCACACGGACCACGCACCCTGGACCGTGGTGCGCGGCAACGACAAGCGGCGCGCACGCCTCAATCTCATCCGCCATATCCTTTGCGCGCTCGACTATGACGGCAAGGACAAGGATGCGATCGGCGCGGTCGACGACAAGATCGTCGGATCCGGCCCGGGCTTTCTGAAGTAGCGCTCAAACGTCGGTGACCGGACGCCATGCCCGGATCGGCGGCGAAAACGGTCGCCCGTCCGGCGCCCAGCGGTTCGTAGGCGCCCCAGGGCCCTCGACCGGGGAAGCTTATTGGCCCGGAAGAACGCGAATGGCGTAAAGGTTGAGGCTCTTGCCTTCGCCGCTGATATCGCTGTTGATCACGATCCGGCCGGCGGAATTCGGCGCAAGGCTGCGATCGAAGGTGATCTTGAACAGCATGTCGAGCCGCTCGTCATGCACCGTGAAGCGATGACGGCCGCATTCGCCGAGCGAAGAGAAATTGCACTCGACGGCGAACTCGGTCGTCTTGCCCGGCTGCGCCTGCACTGTCAGCGCCATAGTCGAGGTTTTACCGGAAAGCTGCGCCAGGACTGCCGCCGGGATCTCGATGGTGATGTCGCCTTCCGTTTCGGCGGAAGAAGAGGTGAGCTGGATACGCTTGCCGCCATCGTCATCCACCGGTTCGGCCTTGGCGCGTGAGCCGGCTGTGACCGCGCCGGCGTTTGTCGGCGCGAAAACCTCCACCCAATCGCCGGTGAAGCCCTGCTGAGCGCCGAGAGTTTGCAGACCCGCCGCCCCGTCGAAATCTTCCGATGCCACCGACGCCGGCGGATTGGCGACGTTGGTGTCGCGTTCGGCCGCGGATTTCAGGAGGTCATTGGTCTGCACCCACCAGGCGGCAGCACCCGCGGCGGCGGCGAGGGTGACGACGACCATGGTGAACGACAGAAAGCGGCTGCGCTTGCGGCGCCGCCTTCGATCGGTATCGCCGCGAACTTCCGGCGCGGCGGCGGTGACCTCCGCGCCCTTTGCCATTGTATCTGCAGCCGCATGCGTCGAAACGACCGGGCCGTCACGTTCGGCGCGAAGTCCACCGAGACCACCGTCTCCCGCCGTGGAACGGGGCGCATCGGCCGCAAAGCCAGGCTCGCGGCGATCCGCCTGAGGAGACTGTGGTTGGGTTTGAGGCCGGGATTGCGGCTCGACACGCGGCTGCTCCGGTCCGCGTGCGCGGACATTTTCGTCGACGCTGGTGACGGGCGGAGTGGCGGCGGGAGGCACCGGCGGCCGTGCCCGCAGGGCCGCCCGCTCCTCCGTTTCGATCGCATGGATCACCGCCTCCAGCCGATGGCGCTGCTGGGCGATGACGTTGACGTCGTCAATTCCCTGCTTCTGCAATCCGGCTTCCAGCGCCTGACGGGCCGACTGGTAGATGCGGGCACGTGTTTCCGCGCTGGCGCGGTCGGAGCGCTCCAGCGCGTTTCTGATTGCAGTCTCAAGTCCGCTCACATCAAGTCCTCTGTGTAGGCAGGGCTTTGGGCCTGCCGGCGCACTCCGGCCGATCGGCCCCTCGAACTGTCCCCAAGGGCCCCAACGGTTAAATCTGGAGGCACGCCGTTGGTTTTGTTAACAATTGCGTAACCGCTGCTTTCGGAATCCGCAAGTCCGGCGGCCAAGTCGACCGACCAAGCCCGGGGAAAACGCGACAACTTCGCGGGCGTTCGCAAGGATAGGCCCGCGCCGCCAGCGCGAAAACCACCTCTTTGCAAGCGACGAACTTGCTGCTATCTATTTTGACGTTTACGCAAACGTCAAAAATTTGATGCGCCAATCGAGGGATGGAGAAACCGATGCCGCTTCCGCCAATTCTTTCCGGAACGACGAGACTGCCTGTCGTTGGCGCCCCTCTGTTCATCATCTCGAATCCGCAGTTGACGATTGCGCAATGCAAGGCCGGCGTGATCGGCGCCTTCCCGGCGCTCAACGCGCGCCCGCAATCGCAACTCGACGAATGGCTCGCCGAGATCACCGAGACGCTCGCCGATCACGACGCCAGGAACCCGACGCGGCGCGCAGCACCCTTCGCCGTCAACCAGATCGTGCACAAGTCCAATGCGCGGCTCGAGCAGGACCTGATGCTCTGCATCAAGTACAAGGTTCCCGTCGTGATCTCCTCGCTCGGCGCCGTGCCCGAGGTCAACGCCGCTATCCATTCCTATGGCGGCATCGTGCTGCATGACGTCATCAACAACCGCCACGCCAATTCGGCGATCCGCAAGGGCGCCGACGGCCTGATCGCGGTTGCCGCCGGTGCCGGCGGGCATGCCGGCACGCTTTCCCCGTTTGCGCTCGTCCAGGAGATCCGCTCGTGGTTCGACGGGCCGCTGCTCCTCTCGGGCGCAATCGCCACCGGCGGCGCCATCCTGGCGGCGCAGGCGATGGGTGCCGACATGGCCTATATCGGCTCGCCGTTCATCGCGACGGAAGAGGCGCGCGCCACCGACGCCTACAAGCAGATGATCGTCGACAGCAACGCCACCGACATCGTCTATTCCAATTACTTCACAGGCATTCACGGCAACTACCTCAAGCCGTCGATCGCCGCTGCCGGCATGGATCCGGACAATCTGCCGGAGGCGGACCCGTCGAAGATGGACTTCGGCGCCGCGACCGAAGGGGCCAAGGCCTGGAAGGACATCTGGGGCTGCGGCCAGGGCATCGGCGCAGTCAAGGAAGTGACCTCCGTCGCCCGTCTCGTTGATCGGCTCGAGCGCGAATACGACGCGGCACGCACCCGCCTTGGCCTGAACGCCATGCCTGTCGCAGCCACCAACAAGGAATTTTCAAGTTCTCGAAACTGATGGCTTGAAATCTTGACGCTTTGCGTTTATCAGCGCCTCACATTCGTTCCGCGGTCTGCTGCGGAACCGCCTCCGGGCCGCTTTAGCTCAGTCGGTAGAGCACATCATTCGTAATGATGGGGTCACGTGTTCGAGTCACGTAAGCGGCACCATTCTTCTCAAGCACTTAGCAGACCGATCAACTAGACCTGCTACCTCCGACCAGCGTCGGGGTAACACTCTGGGTAACGGAAACGAAAAAGCCCGCTCGGTCGGATCCAGCGGGCCTAACGCGACGGGCTGCTGATTTTTCAGACGGGGTCGCCGCAAATCAGCACGAAACTATGCTCGTGTTCGATGACCGAACGCCAACTCCGGCCAGGATTCGCCCTGCGCATGGTAGCTGCCAGCTGCTCCGCGAGGTAGCTCGCCACCTCCTGCGGGTCGGCCGTTTCGATCCAGTTTTGCAGATCGAATGCGACCTGTTCCGACTGAGCCGCCACCGGGGGCGCCACTAGAACCGCGATCCCGCCGAGTACGGATCTCCTATTGAGCAAAGTCATTGGGCGACCTCCTTGTTACGGGCGCCCATGCCGCCAAACTGCTTGAAGGCATTTGCCTTCGCCTCAGCGAGCCGCCAATGCGCAATGACTTCCTCGCGTGTCTCGTCTCGAAACTCGGCAGGGCAATTGTCGTAGGAGCGTAGAATGTCTTCCAGAGTGGTGTCTTTGTATCGACGATAGCTACCCCGACCGGTTGGAACGACAGGGTTTGCTGTCCGACCCAGCCCGTCGACTGCAAAGCCGCAACAGTACTCCATCTTCTGCGACGGATAGATCACCGCATGGCAATTCAGGTCGTAATCGTTCAGGGCACGAGAAAGCTCGTGGGCCAGACGGTTCACTATTGCGGCGGGCAGTTCTTCTTGGACTTTAGGCAAGCCTTCGGCGGCTGCCTGAACTGTTGTGTTCGGCATCGTTCGCTTCCTCATTTGCGTTAATCGATACTTAAGGTATTATATGATACCCAAGGTATCGTCAATACCTGGGGTATCGTTTTGGAGGCTAGATGATAACGAGTGAACAGGTCCGAGCGGCACGGGCGCTTCTTCGGTGGGAACAAAAGCATCTAGCCGAGGCTTCGTCAGTCTCTCTTCCAACCATTAAGCGCCTTGAGGGGCAATCTGGTGCCCTGAAAGCCCAAGACCGCACGGTCGAAGCAATTAGGCAGACATTGGAAGAGGCAGGCATCGCATTTCTTGACGACGGCCAGATGGCAGACGGCGGCCTGGGAGTGAGATTCGCAAAATGAGTATTTGGAATCAAACTCTCATCGTCGTCGGAGCGGTGAGCAGCATCCTGACAATCATCAGCTTCTTCCTGCCTATAAAGTCGGCTTCATCGAAGTATGTTCACGCCGTTTACGTAGCGTTGGTTGCTGGGGTAGTCTCTATTGCGACCTCCCAATCGCTGCAGATTTCGAGACTTAACGATATCGCGCGCACTGCTGACAAACTCGTAGAAGACCGCGAAATGCACTTCACGCATCGAGGTTACGTTCAAGCTTCCCTTGCGTTTCTGGAAAAGAACAGAGACCTATATCCGGATACATACCTCAGAGCCCTGAGCTTGTGTGCGCAATTCTCTTGCGACAAGCCAGATGGAGACGCCCACATCGTCGACCTAGCTTTCACTATGTCAGGCCTTATCCGTGGCCTCGGCACCATGTCGAACTAGCTGGCATTCAGTTCCTTACTGCTGATCCCAACTGACCTCCATGCGTCCACCAAGCGTCACAACGGCCCGATTTATTTGTCGGAAGTTTGGAGACTTGTTGCGATGTCCTCGGGTCTGAAAATAGCGCTTTGTGCGGCTTTCCTCATCGAGGTCGCGCATCGTCCATTTGATCTCATAGCAACGACTGCGAACCTGATCTAAGGAAACAACGCCGGTGATCTTGTACGGCTTCTTGTTGCGTTTCCAGCCGTAATACCTAGCCACGGCTTGAATATTCTCCCAAGCCACGTCAGGGAATGTTGCGCAAATCTCTTCTCGTGTCGCGGATGGATAGAGCTTTCGAAGCTTCTGCTTGTCGAGAGGACCCCATTGGCGCCGACGCTTGGCCAGCCCAAGAACCTGGCATCGGTTCTGGATAGCTCTCGCCGTGCGATTGTAAAGGATCTGCCGAAGGGCAAAGTAGTCCGGATAGAATAGCCGGCACACTAAGTCCTCTTCTGCGCTCCAGACACGCTGCCCGAAGAGCGTAAATCCGGTTCGCAGGATCCTTGCTCGGACCCGCTCGGCAGCGGCGGCATTCCTTGCATGAAATGCCAGCGTCATAGCCCTGCTATGCCTTCTTCACTCTCATGGTCCTGTAGGCGTTGAACGTGCCAGCCTTATCGGTGAACAGCGCCGTTACGACATCCGGTAACGCGTTCAACTCTCGAAGCTGCGTCGCCAGTTCGGCGAACTGAAGCTTCATCTTATCGACCTCAGCAGCCTTGACTTTCTCAATCTTCGCCTCGATTTCTGCCTTCTGTTTCAGCAGTTCTGTAAGCTCCGACATGACTCCTCCATAGGGTGGCATCGAGAGGCCTTCATCTCAGTGCCTTGCCGTTTGCCTGGCGAATCACAAAATCATCTTTTCCAAGTTATCCACAGCCTCAGAGGCGGATCACAATGTCGCTAACCACCGCTTTCGTCTCCGAACTCGTCTGGGCGGCTAATCAGGTCGATCAGTTGACCGAGTTCGAGAAGCGTCGGCTGCTTGAGCGCGCTATGGTGACGATCCGAGAGCTTCGAAACCAGGTTGGAGACCTGACCGGAGGCGCCACGCCGGATCCAGTGAGCTACTTGCAGTCTACCGCCAACGCCATGCAAGACTCTGAACGGGTATCAACGGCAATGCTCGACGCCGCGGGAATGATCCGGACTCTACGAATTATCCTGCACGGCTGATGGCGCAAACCCTCGTCCTATCATCCTGCAAGCCCTTCGGTCAGTTTACTCTTGCGTGTTTCTCACGCCAGATGCACTTATAGTGCGTAGGCAGAGGAAAATCGATGAAGTTCAATTTTCGCGCGAGAGCGCGCTTGATGTCACGGCTATTTGTCCGGCTGGCTTGGACGACTACGCAACAGAAATGGACGACCTCATTTGTGCTCGCCGGTATGGTATTGGCGACAATGGTTACGCCTGGGCTGGGCATCGCCGTCTTCGGAACCGCGTTCGCCGGATGGTGGCTCGCCGTTTTCCTGGCGACGGTGTTCTTTGGCCTTCTAGGGAATCGCGTAGGCGTCGGGCGTGAGAAGGCGAGGATTTTGCGTGACCAAGCGGCTGCACGGCGGGATTAACACGAAGCAATGCGCTGATGATGTGGCAATGGCTCTCTCAACTGCAAGGCGCGCAGGCCAGCCTGATTGGCTCCTTCGCTGGTTTTGTTTTCGGCGTTTTTGCTCTGATCATAGGGGCATGGGTAAACTTCTCTCTGAATCGGAAGCGGGATGCCTTATTGCGGTCGGAGGAAGCGGACGCCGTCGCCTCGGCCTTGCTTAGCGAGATGATACTGTTGCGCGCCGAATTGGGAAGGGTTGCCAACATCGTGGCATATAGGGTCAGATCGAACGAACGGTTCGACAAGCATTTTCTTGAGCATGTCCAGCTACCAGACCCGATTCTCTTCACGGCATTCGCGAGTAAGCTAGGTATTCTCGACCCTAAAATTTGCTTTGCGATTACCGACTTCTATTCAAAGCTGCAACTCGTTCGCTCTTGGTTGCCGCTACTTGTCGAAAACGAGGAGCGGCGCTTTTCCTACAATCCGTTAGCTGTCCTTGAACCGGCGGTAGAAGCCATTGACGGACTGGAGGAGACGCTGGCGACCATATCGACAAAATTGAAAGTCGCTCCGCCGGTACGCGCATTCGATATTGGTAAAGCGCGAGACACGATGGAGTACGAGAAAGAAAGGGTTGAGAATCAAATTATCACCTTCGCGGACGAGATTTAGACTGCACCTCTCGCCTCGGAAGCTGCTAGGCCATGGGTGCGCCGCGGCGCGATCAATTCACTCATCAGTGGGGCTACGGGCTAATTTATCTTGCGCCGGTTTCGAGGCCGGCAGCAAGTATCTCGGTAGACGGAGCCCAATTGTGCCGGAGGTCTGAGCGTGGTGACGGGGCTGGCGGGGGAACTGAAGGGGCTGCAAATGGTGGAAATGCTTCAAGGCATTCTGTTCGGTGTCGTTACCGCGACTATTCTAGACACGATTGGGGTGAATGAGGCTCGGCTGCAGGCTGAGAGAGCGGCTGACGCTGACGTGCTCGCCAGCCTACACCAAAATGGCGACTGCGCTTCCGCACTTCGCTCAATCGACCTTCGCTTCGTTGGCTCTGAGCCAGGAATATCAGAGCTCTCCGCAAGCTCTGCAGACCTCGGCTTGGCTGTCATCCAGTCAGCGCAAATGCCGGACGGTGTAACAGCTATAGACTTGTCGGCGCAGTCGGATGCCCTGCCTTCCTCAATTGATCGCTTGACTTTGAAGGCGCTGAAAATCGAAACACGGTTCAATTTACGATATGACGGCTGGGGCACAGTCGCAACGAAGTGCTAATCTCATTCGTGATTGCTGATTTCGTACACCTCGGAGGGCCCCTCCATTTCACGCACGCCTTTGAATGAGGGGTGTCGAAGCTTTTCGTCTTGCGTCCAGGCGCGATACTCAATGTCGGCGACCAGCAGCGGTTCGGCAAAGACCTCTAACCGCACCACGACTGCTTGAACCCAATCCAACGGTGCGCCAGTCCCTCATCGACAAGTTGGCCGCCGAGCGATTGACCGCCGCGGTAGACTTCGCGCAGTTTCCGGCCGTATTTGTCCTCGTCACGTAAGCCGGCCTTGAGACCGAAGGCGCCGGCATTCAGAAGCGACTGTAAACGGATTTTGGCTTGCTCACCCAGCGCCTTCTCTTCGGCGCAACGCGGCTCGCTGATCTCGGGCGTGTCAATATCCGCGATGCGGTACTTCACGCCATCAAGCCAAAAGGTGTCACCGTCGACGACGCACGTTGTCCGCACGCTCGTTGTGCATATGGGGAAGGATGCGGAAATGGTGTCTTCCGGCGGGACGGTCGCCCAGCCATAGGCTCCGCCTATCACGATGCCAGCGAGAGGCAACACAAACACCCAAGGGGATAAACCCCTTCTAGGTGCCGCCGTGCGTTTGGTCGGATTGAATTTGGTGGACCTCCCCAGGGCCTCACGCGACGCTCGCGGCTTGCCTGTCCCTTTTGAAGGCAGGTCTTTACCAAACACGGAATTGGCGACAAGTATCGCGCCAAGTAGCACGCCACCTATCAGCAGCGCGAAGGGCGAGCGACTTCCGCCACCACCTCCACCTCCCCATAGCCTACGACGGCGCGCCTCGGCGTCATTTGGAAATAGAAGCAGAAGTGGGCCGAGCACCAAAGCACGGCGACTTAACTGGTATGGCTCGCGCACATCTGGTCCCCTCAAACCAAAACTGCAGATCCCCGCTTTTTGTATACCCCTGCGCCGGACGATAGCACACGTTAAAATTTAGAGAAGCCTAAATAAGCCTTGACTGTAGCTTGTATTATGAGACGCTGAAATGTCTAGGTTGTGGTGCGCGGGGGAACCAATGAGCGTCTACAGGATGAGGCACACGCCACTGGAGCGGGATTGTATGCCGAGCGCATGGTGGCTGAGCCGCTTTACTGAAGAAGAGCGTGCGGCCGAACTGAAGCACTGCTACCATGCCATTAAACTGCGAGAGGAAGCCTCAGAAGCATGGTGTAATGCTTGGCTGCAGCAGGCGGTTACAAGATGCATCCACTGCGGCAATCCGATGAGTTCATGGACCGCCACGGACCCTGAAAATCCTTTATGCGACATCTGTCTCTGACGGTGTCACGCTGTCGTCACGATCGGTCGCCAAGAGGAATTCATCTCGTCATTGACCACGGATGTACTGGCAATGGCTGCAGGAAGGGTCGGGTCAGCCCGGCCTTTCTTGTTGTTAGCCTCACGACTGGCAGATGATCTTCGCGACCTCTTCGCGGTCTTCCTTAGACCACCGTTCGGGGCTTTCACCGTGAGCGGTCGCGCCGTGAAGCTCAATGTGCTTCCACAGTTCGGCTTCGGTCTCGGCTGTGAATGATCCTGGACAGGCTTCCATGCCGGGGAAGTCCTTGCACCGGTAAGTGTATGCCATCGCGTCACCCTCCCATTTTCCCTCGCAGGATATCATGTGGTGGCCCTCAATGCCGAACGGCCCGCGCGAAATCGATCGTGGAAGGCATCAGCATCAATCATCGGATCGAACGTGGCGGAGCCGCCGCCCACGAAGCCGAGATCATCGACGTTCTGGCGGAAGAGCTTTGGAAAGTACCGGAGGCGATAGCGAAGGATCTGGTTGGGATCGACGCCACGAAACGAGACGACGCCGAGGCAGTAATCACGAGCGCGTTGCTCTCGGCTTTGACCAGCCGCTTCGAATGCGCGTTCTTTATGCCGGAGTATCACGGCATGGGGCCGTCGAGCTACCAGTCGTCACGTGAGGGCGCGTCGAGCGTCGGAGGAAAATCAAAGCGACCGTGGAACCTCCTCCCCGGGGCCGCCGTTTTACAGACGGGCTCCAGCACTCCCTTACTCCTGCTGGGGCCACGAGCACAGCACACCCTGCATTTGGCCCCATTGTCGCCTTTCGGGGCCATTTTTTTTGCCATCGGGGTCATGTGCGCCGCCGCTGGCATCGGGTTGGTAAGGCTCGGTCATGGGTCATACAGCTCACGTCCGGCGGCCTTGCATATCTTTCGCCAAACGCTTCCGCCAAGTAGCGGTATCCGGAGCAGTTCGGCCGATGGCACATTCTTCAAATCTTCAGCCGTCTCATATCCGAAGATTTTGAGCTCCTGAAGGAGCCATGGGTGCAAGTTCAAGTCTTCGAGCTTCGTCATGCCCGCATAAGAACAGACCCTGTCGCAGGGCGCAATTGTCGGATTCGACATGGTGCGACCCGCACTCGAAGACCGTTTTCCTTGGCCCCAGGTGCCGGCGGGGCCCGGGCCCGGACCTAAGTCCGGCATGCTCAGGCAAAGGTCTTAGCCGCGTTGCTCAATCCGAATTCACCCGCCATGGTAGTTGCGCACCAATGAGCACCGGACAGCCCTCCGTCATTGGCGCCAAGTGACCCCAGAGCGCGACCCCAGCCCCAAGCGACCCAGCGCTCTGGGGCCTGCCCTCAGGGCGATGTTCCACAACAGCCGAGCGCGCGGCGGTTCATCTGAGGTTCAGGCTCGGTCGCCCAAAGTAAGCATCACATAGGGAGGAGTCTGCTATGAAGAAGCTCTTGTCCGCTTTCGCAGCGATTGGCTTGGCTGCAACTTTCGCCCTGCCGGTAAACGCCGCACCGCTGTTCGTGCCGAAACCCGAACAAGTGCAGACCGGCACTGTCGAACAGGTCCACTGGCGCCATCATCGTCATTGGCGCGCAGATCGTCGATGGGATCGCCGCTGGGATAGACGGCATGCTCGACATGACTGCCGCTACTACGGCAGGTGCTACCCCCGCCATTACGGGTACTATGGTGGATACCGTGACCGCGGCTATTACGGTTATCGCGACTATTACCGCTACCAGCGTCGATCTGGCGTCACCGTCTATTTTGACTTCTAGCCGGTAACGCTCGCGTGCTTAACACCGCCCTTGAGAACCCCGGGGCGGAGTCTCGATTGCGTCGTGATATGTGGAGGTTGCCAAGACCACGCGGTACCAGCTCGGCGCGCTCAAATATAGCAGCAACGCTAATTTAGCATTTCAGACTCGACTCTTCATTAAGTTGTGCCATGATCCCCGAGGGAATTGGGGGAAGTACAATTGAAATCTGTTATATTTTCGCGGCTTAGCCTAGCCGTGGTGATGGCGTTTGCCTTATCGAGCTGCACGACGACACAGGCAGAATTTCGCAAAGATCCCACGCGCGTGACCAAGTCCGCGCTCTGTCGGACCTTCATAACGAACACCGATCTAGCCTTTACACACGAACTGACTGGCGAGCTGGCACGTCGCCGCATCGACCCAATCGAATGCATGAACATGGTGCAGCAGGAGAACCAAGCTGCAGCCGCCGTTGTCGCCGTTGCATTGGTGGGAACCGCCATCGCCGTCTGCGCGAACAATGACTGCGGTAGCGGCTATTATCCCACCCCAACGTATCCCGGGAATTGCCAATACTCATGGCAGCGAGACGCGGCTGGCAACCGTTGCGGCAGAAGAAGCGCTTCGTCGCGGCCAGGAGGTTGGTGATGCAGCGTGGGAAAGTCATCGATCGGATTGTGTTGGCTCTGGCGCTTATATTCATGTCTGCAAACATGGCAGCCGCGCACGGCGGTGGATGCAGGAAGAGTTCACCGCCTGGTCAATGCTGCCACATGGACAAGAAAGCTGGCTCCGTACACTGCCACTGAGATCGAGCCCCAAGGGAGGACTGAATGAACCGCATGATTTTGCTCGTATTGGCCACTGTACTTTCCGGGCCTGCTTACGGTTGGGACGGGACCGACACGGAAACAGGCGCGTCGATTGAGATCGGAAAAGGGAACTTAGTCCGAGAAGGACGGGATATCGAAATCTACGACTCCGAGGCCGGCAGCTATCGCGACGTGACGATCGAAGACATTAATCGCTACGGGTCGGGCGTCGAGATCGAGGTTTATGACAGCGAAAGTGGCGAGTATCGCACCTTTGAAATGGAAGATGACTGATGTTAGGCGCTGCCAGCCCAAATGCATAAGGCGGCCACTGTGGCCGCCTCGATACACCAATCTATACTGCACAAACGCCGTTTGCAGCGAAAACTGTTAGCCTGTTTGCAGCACGCGCTCGGCGGTTTCGGGCGCTTCTTCGATTATCCGAAGAAGCATGCGCGCTGAGCCTTCAGGCTTTCGCCTTCCTTGCTCCCAGTTTTGTACTGTTGCCAAAGGAAAACCAAAGGCAGCAGCAAACTCCCGTTGGCTCATCTTCAGGTTTTCTCTGATGGCTTTTACATCGACTTGGTCAGGGACCTTGACGATACGGACTCTGGCCTTCGACTCATCACCACCGGCGTACTCTAGCGCTTCTTTCAGCCCTTCAAGTATCTTGGAACCGGACATCTGCATTTCCCTTCAAGCGAGTTGACCCGAAATTGTGTCCTCCCATTTGAGGCGGTACTGATCTGTAAGTTCGCGAACCAGTTTTGCCATCTCGATTTCCTCCCGTTTGCTTAGTCTCAGCCTCTCGCCCTTCGCATAAACAGCAAGAATAAACAGAGGCATGTTCAAGTCGTGATAGAAGTAGCAAATCCGAACGCCTTTGCTTCGGCCTTTGCCTTGGCCCTTCCAACGAAGCTTCCGTATTCCTCCCGTCTCCGGAATTACATCACCGCTCTCAGGATTGACCGCGAGGAAGTCGAATAGCTGGTTCGCCTCTTCCTCACTTAGGAGCCGCTTCAGATCCCTCTGCGCGCTCTTGAGTTCAGCAATTGTAATCGGGTAGGCCGCGCCCCCGCGTTCAAGTCGGACTACTTTCAACACAGACCCTACCCTCTCCTTGTTTCCAAGATTCAGATCGCCCCGTGCCCTGTATATATACGCCATTGGCGTACATGTCAACGTAATGCCTTAAAAGATTTAAAGTTTCGTTAACCTCCGCTGACGGCATCAATGCCGAGATGAGAGGTCCACGCTGTCTAGGTGGCATGGTGGTCCGACGATTGGTTGATCGACCCTAACGTTCATCGCCGATACTGACCGCCCTCCCGCTGCCCCGCCTCAATCCGCTGCAGGATCTCGCGAGTAACGCGCATGTCGACCGCCAGACTGTTCAACGTGTCCTCGATCGGCAGCAAGGTCGGCTCACCCGAAAAGCGCTTTCGTTCCGAAGCTCCTCTACCGCATTCGCATACTCCGTACGACGAATTTACTAGCCCCGCCCCCGCGACGACTGCTGTATCGACGTTGAAGGGTGTGGCCTGTCGCAGTATAATTTTATGTTATTTTTTTTCAGACCGTTAGCATACGGAAGGAGGACATCATGCGCCTTCCTGAGATACCTTGGGCGGTCCCGTTATCTGTTCGTCTGCAGTCAGGATCGAACCGTATTTTCGCCTCTGTCTACGACGCACTGGACTTTCTGGAACATGAGTGGCCGATACGGCACGGACAAGGATATAAGCGAGCCGTCATGACGTGCCGCGGTGCATTGAACCACTCTGTTCCAGCAGCGGCCGCGCGCGAGGCCTTCATCGGCGCGTGCTTTGAGGCTGGTATGGCGACGTCGGCCGTTGCTACCCACCATCATGTGCGCTCACGATCTCCTGGCAACAAGCCATTAGCCTGACAACGCCATGGTTCGCCCCTGCCGGCGCTACTGAACTCCGATCTTAACCGATAGCCACTTCCAGAATGTCGTGATGGCGGCTCCGGCCGATCCGGCCAAGAAAACGACGAGCATCTGCATGCCTATGAAGCGCTCGCGCCAACGCTTGATATCGGAGATGATCGGCGCCGCGTCTGCCATCTGTTGCTTCAGGCTTTCGACCTCGGCGCGGCTGCGTGCTGCTTCCTGCCTTACCTGCTCGAGCTCGGCGTAAATCCGCGCCCTGCCCTGCTTGCTTTCGTCCTGTCCTCGTTCGACCGCATCAGCGAGAGCATCAAGCTTGCCTTCGAGCCTGCCAATTGCACGCTCTGAATTCCCGTCAATCATCTTGCCCCTCGTGTCAGCAAAGCTGTTCGTGCTGAAAAAGATGGACCGGCCCCCGAGGATGAGAGCCGGCCCGATGATGCTTACTGCTGATTCTTCGGCGCCAGATAGGTCAGGACCGCCGGGAGGCCGATAGTGAGCGCGTAGAGCGCGAGATAGCCGTACCAGGGCGTGCCTTCAGGCATGAAGGGAACGCCTGCCGAGCCAGCGAGAGCGCCGCCGACGCCTGCGCCGAGTGCTTTCGAGATGCCGCCCATTTACTGAGCCTCCTTGAGAGCGAGAGAGATGGTCGCATAGGCCGTTGCCGCGACGACGAGAGCGTTGGCCGCGGTGACGCTACCAGGATCGGCGCAGATGACGCGCACGCCGTTGTAGGCCGCCGCTTCCTTGGCAATGGTCGAAGCCTTGATATTGCCGGAGACCGAGGCCGCCACGAAAGCGGCGTGGGCCGTCTCGAGCAAAGCGCAGGTCTTCGGCAGGCTCGTCTTGATCGCAGTGTCGATCGAGCCGGTGGTGGTGCAAGCGGACAGCACAAAGGCCGCCGCCGATACGATGATCAGCGAACGCATGTTCGATTCCTTCGATGTTGGAGGTTGGTTAGAGGCGGGCTTTGACTTCGGCGCGCATCTTGTCGCCGCATGCTTTGGCGCCGATCACGTCCGGCGCGAACGGAAGCCGGGTGAAATCCCACTTGCCGGCCTGCTTGATGCCCAGGTTCGGCTGGACCTCGGCATGGGAAAGGATCGTCTTCGACGTGACCGGGATTTTGTAGAACTCGGCCAAGTGCGCGATGACGTCCATGGCGCGGTGCCACTGTGTTTCCGTCATCGGGAACTTGCCGGCATGAAACGGGCTTTCGACTGCGCCGGCCATACAGGCAAGCGAGACGCCGATCGAACCGGTATTGCAGCCGCGCGTATGGGCCGCATAGTCGTCGTCGGCGGTGTTCACGTTGTCGGCGATTTCATGGTCGCCGCGGACGACGTTGCCCGATCCCTCGACGATGAAGTGATAGTGCTCCTTGTCGAGCTCGGATGCTCGATAGGCGCCGGCGCTCCAATGCGCGATGATGCGCGTCATCTTCACCGGCTGGAGCCATTCCAGCGGCAGTCGATAGGTCATCTTGAAATTACCTTTCAGTGGGCCAAGTTGAAGATTCAATTCTAAAGCGAGCGGAGGCAGCCGTGGATTGCACCGACAGCTTTGAAATTCAGTGTCCGAAGTGCGGGATGCGGGAGCGCCTTACATTCTCCGAGATGGAGACGAGAGAGGTGGTCCAGTGCGCTGCGTGCGGAGCAATCCGCCGCATGGGAAAAGAGGACCTGCTGGAGATCTGTCGCGATGCAACGAAGATGACGCGGGAAAGGCTTTGAAGGATTGAAAAAGGCCCCAGAATCCCACGAGGATGATCTGGAGCCTTCCGTCTGAGCGTTCGAATTCACAGACACCGCACTCTATGCCGGAAAAGCCTTTGCGAACGCAACCTCTAGCACAGTGGCTTAATGCCGCGATGTCGCCCGCCAATATCGGGCAAGCTGTGGATCGTGCTCCAGATGCTCCTGCCAAGCGGCCTCGGGAACCTGACCGGACCTATAGGCTTCAATCAACAAGCGCTGTTCGTCGTTTAACTGCGGCTCTTCGGCAGGGTGCAGTTGGAACAGCCCGAGGACAGCCAGACCGATATCTCTCATGTGGATGGACATTTGAAACCTCAATTCGCCGTCTCGTGGTAAACGCGTGGGTGCCTATGATGTTTCAGACATTAGAGGCTGACTGCAGCCATCCACATAGCGTCAATCTGAACGTCAGAGAGGCCGAGCGCGGCGCCTACGGTCGCGATCAGCGGGTGTATGCGATTGAAGGTGGTCGCGTATTCCCATTCGACCAGAGCCTTGTCCTTGTCGGGACCAGCCGACATGCCGCCGATCGTGGCCGTAACGACCGATGGTGCGATGCCAGCATTAAGCAGCCCCAGACGAAGCTGCCGCGCTGTAAGCGGAGGCATGGAGGCACGCATCTTCTCATCGGTCGGGGTCGCATACGGTGCTATAGGCCCAAACCCGCCAGAGGTCGCGCTATCCCAGAACTCGGCCTCGTGTTCATACTGCCGGATCGCATGAACGCTCATCCCGAACGGGTGCGGTTCATCGAACTCCGCGAACTTGACGTTGGCGGTCAGCGTTTCGTGTGCTGCATCGGACCATCGAAGGTCGGATACGGTTTCGATCGTCAGATTGTTCATCAGGAAATCCTTAGTGCGAGAGATGCGGAACCGTTGGTGATGACGCCCATGGCTCGCCACGTCCCCGTATCGATGCCGATCACCGCGCTATTTGCCGAGTTCGACCAGTAGAGGTCTGTGCCAGCGACGGTTGAGCCTGGGTTGATCGTGCCGGCCGTCTTCTTGAGCGCGAATGCATATGTGCCGATCGAGCCTTGGGTGAGACCGGCATAGAGACTGCCAATCTGCGCCGCGGTGGGCTGGGCGCCATCGCGCCAAACAGTGGAATCAACAGATACAGTGGTCGCTCCAACAGAGATGCCAGTTCCCGCCCCGACCGCGAACGAGCGGTTGGCCGTCAGATCGCCGCCGCCGGTAAGCCCGTTCCCAGCAGTCAACGTGCGCGATGTTTGAACAAGCCCTGTCAGTTGCACGCCATCAATGGTGTCAGCGTCAAGACCAGAACCGGCGCCGTCATTGCCGGAGTGCCAAACTTCGTAACTCGAGGCGCCTACCTGATAACGGAGGCCATCGACGCCGCCGTCGTTGGTGAGGATAAGCGATGTGTCCGATGCCGGTAAGTCGTTGACGAGCTTGAAGCCTACCGTCGTTCCAGCGCCGTCGGTATGTTGGATGTAGCCCTGTCGTGTCGTGGTTTTGTAGAACGTCAGGTACGGATCTGACGCCGTGTCGGGCGATGCAATGCGGATCGCTTCACCGCCCGTATTGATGGTGTGAAGCCCGCTCTGCGTGATCGTGGTAAAGCCATCATAGGCGCCAGAGATGCGAGCGTCCGGAACCGTGCCGGCATTCAGGTTTGATGCGTTCTGATAATAGGATCCCTGCTGGCCGTCGAGCAGGTCGGCGTCGAGACCCGAGCCGGCGCCATCGTTGCCGGCCGACCAGATTTCGTTGCCGTTCCAAGTGAAGGTTGCGCTGATGATGTTCAGCGTTCCGCCACCGTTCGCCCCACTGCCGCCTGATGCCACGATGCGCGTGTCGTAGTCGACAGCCGTTGCACCGGAGTGGAGGTCGAGGAAAGGCGTTCCCGCGACACCGTCAGTTCGGCCCAGCTCGACACCGATGTTGCCAGTCCCGTTCAACGTCAATGCCGTGCCGGCCGCGGTAATCGTGACAGCAGACGTGAACGTCTTTCCGGCCATCGACGTTGGAAGACGGGCATCCGCGACCGTACCAGTCGTCAAATTGCTCGCATTGTTGGCGCCGATCGTCGCGCGCATGGTTGCTGCATCGATATCATCGAGGATGGTCCGGGCGAACGGTGTCAGTGCAGTTGTCGCGTAGGCATCGGCGCCGGTTGTGTAGAGCATCTGATCGGCAGTTGTTGTCAGTGCCGAGATGGACTGAAGGCCTGCGTCATAGGCTTGCACGTTCGTGCCGATCGCCACGCCCAGAGCCGTACGCGCGGCACTCGCCGAGGTCGCGCCGGTACCGCCGGCCGTGATCGGACGTGCGGCGTTCGCATCCGCAGTCAGATCGTCGACGAACGTGTTGTACGGGACGCTCTGAATGGTCGTGTTCGGCGTGCCTTTGGTGCCGGCCGGAGGGCTGTATACGCCACCTGTTCTTGGCATTGGCATTCTCCATAGAAAAAGGCCCCCGAGCGGGAGCCTTGCAAGTTCTGCGGGTTCGTATTTTAGATTCGTCTCGACAACTTATCGGCGATTTGCTTCATTCCCCCCATCATTGCCTGGGGGAAATTATGAAACTTAAACTTGCTGCGGTTCTCGCTGCCGTCGTGGGCCTTTCTGGCTGCGTCAGCCAGGATGAAATGGCGCTCTCAAAGAACGTCTATAAGATCGACGTCGACGCGCGCGGACTGATCCCGATCGCCATCGCCAAAGGGCAAACACAGCAACGAGTTGCTGAATCGACCCTCGCCAAGGGATACACCCACTACATCATCCAGCAGGCAGGTTCCCAGAGCGGATCGATCTACGCCGGCAACACCCCGGTGTATGGGAACACAACCGTCAACGTCTACGGCAACACCGCCTACGCTAACACCACCTACACTGGCGGCCACCCGATCAACATTCCGACCTATCAGAACTCCATTATCGTCGCGATGTTCAAGGCTCCGAACGTCCCGGCCGGAGCGCTCGACGCCGCCGAAGTTCTCGCGTCCTCCAAACCGAAGAAGAAGAAAAATGCCCCTTTCACCTGATCTCGAAGATGACATTGAACGAGGCGTGCAGATGATCATGGCCGAATACGGCGTGAGCCGCGAGGACGCTATCAAGCGCATCCTTCGCGACTGGCTGACGGGTGGAGGCTATATCCCGCTCGACTCCACCGAAGATTGATCCACTCTCGGTCTTCTTCTATCTTGCTGCCATGACCAAGCCGATGAACCAATTCGCACTTATTGGACCTCCCCCGATCACACTCGGGCGCCTGGAGGGCGCACCGACATTGATCGGAGTTGGAAATGCATCACAAGCGACGGAAACCAAAGAACGCGCGAGCCGGCTGCCTTTTGTGCAAGCCGCATAAAGCGAATGGCGCATGTCCGAGACATCAGAATATGAAGCTCGGCAACCTTCGGCGATATCAGGCTGGTACACATCAGCTTCGTTGCGAGGGTCTTCGGTAGGTTACCCCCAGGAACCCGAGGCACTCCCCTCGGGTTCTTCATTTCTCGTGTTTCTCGTGTATGTTGTAGCGATGATCCGGATCGTTCAAATCGCCTGCATCGCAGTGACCGCGTTGGTGCTCTTCGCCTTCCGCGAGAGTTTCCTCTCGCTGAAGGCTTGGTTCGGTCCAGACTTCCCGATTGGTTTTCTCTGCGGCGCAGCTTTGGTCGCCATTCTCTGGGCGGTCAATGAGCGTTTCGGCGCCTCATCGGGGCCCGGTCGAACTTCCAAGCAGGATTGATTTAGCGAGATCCTCGACCAGTTTCGGGTTTTGTCCGCGACGCTGCGCCTGCGCCAGAGCATCCACCAGCGCATCCCGATTGCTGACCATCGCCTCTGCCAACGAAGCATTCGCCGCCTCGCGCCGGCCGCCCAGGATCGCATTGGCAATCTTGTCAGCGGTGCGGATTCCGGCAGCGCGCACGGCACCAGCCGCACCGCCAGCTGCGTAGGCATTCCGGGCGAGGTTCGGATCTCCCGTTCCGCCTAGATCGGCGATGTGCTGCAGGCGCCGTGCCGTTTCCGAATTGCTCGTGATCGCCTGGCGGGTGCGGGCAAAGGTTAGTTCGTTGTCGAGTACGCTGAATAGCTTGTCCGCCTTTTCCTGGCCGAACAGTTGAGCGAGACGCGCACGGTTCCAGTCCCCCTCAGACTTCACCAGCTTATTAAGGCGGGCGATATCGTTGGCATTGCTGCCGAGGATGCGATCGACTTCGGCGCGGGCGCCCTGAGAAAGCCGAAACGGGACCGCAGACGGCCCGATCTGCTCACCCTGAGGAAGCGCGCCCTCGGCGATTTCGCGCTCGAGTTCTGCCGGCCGTGGCGCGGTCCTGCCATGATCAAGCACGGACTGACCGCGCGTCAGCGCTTCTCGCTGGCGGGCAAGTTCGGCATAGGCCGCGTCGACTTCCTTCAACCGCGGCACCGCGCGCGTCAGGGAATCGTCGATCATCTGTCGGGCTTCCGTCAGCGCCGCGATCACCTTCGTGTCGGTCTCGGTACCGAGCATGCCGTCGATGGCTTGGCGCGTCTGGAACGCCACGCGAGGATCATTCGAGACCCTGTCTGTGCCGGTGGTGTTGAGCATTCCTCGAACCTGCCGCAAAGCGCGCTGCGCGTCGCCCCGCAGCGTGTGGATCTGTCGGTCAAGGTCGTCGGCAATCGGCAGGAAGTCATGCGGGCGGACGTTCTGGAAAAGCCTCTGGTATTCCGGCCCCAAAACACGCTGGTTTGCCTGAATGCCCTCGTCGACGAATGACGGGACAACCTTTCGCCCCATCGTCTCGTCGACAACGTTGGCGATGCGCGCATTTGCGCCGGTTTGGCGCGCTTCGAGCGCCGAACGCATGACGTCCTGCCCTCGGCCAGGCATCGCCGCCAGCGCAGCTGCTTTGCCCTGGGTGTTCGGACCCAGGTCAGCGATCATGCCTTCTGGTCCGAGCTGGTCGAGGCGCAAGCGAACACCCGCCTCGTCGAGACCGTCGCCGGCAATCGCCTTCGCGATCTGATTGACGGTACTGAGCTTCGTGCCGGCCGCCTGCGCTGCCCGGGCGGTCCGATAAAGGTCCATGACTTTGCGGGCACCGGCGCCGACAACCTTACCCACGGTTGGCCCAAGAACTCCCATGCCAAAGCCAGAGGCAGCGCCCCATCCGGCGTCTTCAAGGTCGCCGCCAGACCGAACGGCCGCGTCGGTTCCGCCCACGACACCGCCACTGAGCCCAGACAACAAGCTTCGCACCCCAATGCCTGCACTGCCCCCACCGAATGCGGCCGGGGCAGCCGCCACCATCGGCAAGGTACCAGCAACGGCGCCAGTGATGCCGGCGGCGGTCGAGATCCGTGGGTGTGCCTCCTGGGCAGCTTCCGTGAGCGCCTGGGCTTCCTTCAGGTTCTCATCGTAGCTCTTGCCATTTATCGCAGACGAGAGAGCTGCGGCGCCGCGCTGGGTGGCGCCGAGCAGAACCGGGCCTGCGATTGGCATGCCGTCGAGATAGCTCGTCGTCGCGGCGCCGAAGGCACCACTGCCACCGGCCGCGCGCTCCTCTCGATCGAGGAGAGCCGCGCCCTCCTCGAAAGATAGGTGACGACCGGACGGCGTTCCTGGGTCCGTCGCGGGAGCTGCCGCTTGCAAACGCTTGATTTCAGCAGCAAGCCGGGTCGCGGCCTGCACGTCGCCGGCTTGGTCGGCGTTGCGCAGCGCGATGCCGAGTTGTTCGAGTGTGGCCACGTCTCAGCCCCCATACTTCTTGACGAGGTCGTCGATGCTCGGCTCGCCACCATGATTGCTCTTCGGGCCTGACACCGAGTTCCGGATGTTCCCGATCATGCGTTTCAACTCGTCGACCGAGCTTTTCGCGCGAGCGCCGGGGTTGCCAGCGATCGACGTGAAAAGCTGATCCGGCAGGTTCATGATCCCGCCTTCCTTGAACGGGTCGATGACCGGGTCATAGATCATCCGTTCCATAAGGCTGAGGTCGGGGCCGTTGAGAACGCCCAGATTGAACAGCTCTTTCAGTTGAAGCATCACGCCCTGACGAACCGAATTGAGCTGATCCTTGCTCTTTCCCGGCATGGCTTCGATACCGGTTTTCTCGACCAACTCGGAATAGCGGTCCAGTTCGGTGTTCAGTGCCTTGTAAGCCTGGTCCACGGCGGCGGCACGGTTCTTTTGAGCCTCCGGTACCTTCGGCTCGGTGAGCTGGATATTTCCGTTCCGAACCGCCTGCCCCGGCGGCAGAGCGGCCGGATCATTCTGCGAACGCTGATCAGGTTGGGCCTGAGGTACGGCCTGCGGTGGCATCTGAGGATTGGCCTGGTTGCCCTGCGGTACGGTCTGACCGCCATTCGGCGTGATCGGCTGAACGGTACCGCCGGCCTGCGACGAAGTCCCGAAGACACCCTGTGGCGTCAGGAAGATGAGTTCACCGTTCGGGCCCGTGATCGTCTTACCGGCGCCGAGTTGCTGCGCCTGTTCGGGCGTCAACTGCTTGCTGTCCATCAGACCGTTGAGAGCCTGGGCTTCGACCGAATTACCGCTGAAACGGAACTCGCCACCAGCGCCCGAGGCACCAGGCGGCGTGATCCATTCCTTGGTGTTCGGATCGTAGACGTTCCCCGCCCCCGCATTGATGAGCGGCTGCCGCTTGCCGTCCTCAAGCTCCTTCTGGGCCTTCTGCAGATTGATGCGATACAGCGGGTCATTCTGAGCCGCCTGACGCTCATACTCCTGCCGACGGCGCCAGGTCTCCTCTTCTCGCGCCGCTTCCTGGTCGCCAAGCTGCTGTTGAAGCATCATCCGGGCGGTCGCCTTCATTTCCGGGGTGGCGAAGTCGTTCGACAAGATTTCGTAGAGACGCGGATCGACACCGCCCTGCCCCGTGGTGGCCTCAGGCTGCGGAACCTCGCCGGCAGCGCGCGCCTGGGCAATCTGGGCCTCGCTGGCAGGGGTGCCACCATTGAGCGCACTCATGATGCCGCCGCTGGCGTTCGCCAGCTGCTGGGAGCGCTGGAACTCGGCGGGCAACGCCGTAGTCTGCGGCGCCGCTGCTGGCTGCTGGCGACCCGGGAAACGAGCAGCGTACTCGGGAGTTTGCTCGAAAGCCGCAACCTCGTCGGAGAGAGACGCCCCGGCCTGATTGCCCGCCGCGGCCGACTGCATGCGGGGATCAACGAAGGGAGACACGAACGGGCTCGTTGCTGGCATATTGCCGCCAGCCATCGCCGTCACCGCCTCGGCAGCATTGCGCGGTGCATTCGCATCGACTGTAGCTCGAGCATTTCCGGCCGGCCTCGTCTGGGCATCCGGTGAGAATGCCGGCTGACGACTTTCGACAGACAGGCCGGTGTCGTCATAGTAGGCCATCGGCTCGCCAACGGTGGCGCCGCCCTTCCCCAGCAACGCAAGCGCCTTCTGGCGATGCCCTGCCATCTGGTTGTTGACCTTATCCGCCACGGTACCGGGTGCGCCGCCGTTGTTGGCGTCCGATGCGCCGTAGCGCCCCACGCTGCCAGCGTTGATGGCCGAATAGATGTCCATCATGCCCATGCCAGGCTTCACGCCGGCCTTGCGCAGGTAGCTGACGACGGCACCGTTCTCGCCGAGTTGCGAGCCGACAGGGTTGTTCCAATCGACGCCGTGCTCTTTCGCCTGCGGCTCTCCGAACTGCAGGAACCCCTGGTGCTGTCCCCATTGGGTGGTCGGGCCCTTCTTCGTCGGGTCGAAGGTGCCGGCGGTCTCGTAAGAGATGGCGGTTGCGAGGTCGACCGGATCGATACCGAGGGCGTTCGCAGACGAAATGATGCCGTTGCGGATCTCGTCATTGCCGACGGTGGCGACGGGCATGTTCCCCTTGCTGTCGACCTTCGGCATGTTGCCGCCCATGGCCCCGGGCTTGACGCCGGTTGTGGTCGCCGAGCGCGCGGGCGTGCCAAGGATCGAGTTGTAGAGCGTCGACGCAGCGTCGGTGCCCGCCTGTTGCGCCTTGTCGGTGCGGTAGCGGCTGATGCCCACGCCGATGCCGCTCAACAGCGCACCGATGCCCTCGGCGGCCGTCTTCGGCTGAGAACCCATGATCTGGCGGGCAATGGCGTCCTGGATATCGCGCTTGCGTGCGAGCGACTGCGCAGTCTCGCCAGTGTCGCCACCAAACAGAAATCCGACCATCAGTTGAGCCCTCCATTTCGGCCCATCGTGAAGAAGTTGGCGAGGCCGGTCAGGGCCGACGGTTTCGCGCCGCCTGGGGCAACAGGGAACGCGGCGTTCCGCTTGGCGGCACCGGCTGCAATCCCGGTCATCAGTGCCCCGATGCCTTCGGCTGTGTTCTGGGGCATCGGCTGCCCCATGATCTTGGCTTGCAGCTGCTCGGCCAGTTGCTGCCGGTTCTGGGTAGTGTCCGGTTTGCGCATACCGGCATAGAACGAGAACGGGTTGCTCATGCGGCCCTCCTCTTTCCAGCGGAGAACAAGAGGCCGTAGTCGACGCGGCGAAGGCCATCGTCGCCCTTGATGACGACGTCCGGGCGGACCTTCTCGACCTCCTGCGCCATGACACCGATGCGCTTCGGAGCGTCCTTGCCCTCGCCCTTGTACCGGTACTCATAGAGACCGCCGACCTGCTTGATGTCCTTTTTCGCGCGCTCATCCGACAGCGAGGCAAGGCCCGCGACGCCGCCGAGGATCGACCCGATACCAGCCTGTTTCGCGTTGTAGGCGTTGACGCGGTTGGCATAGTCCTGCTGCACCAGGCCGGCATAATCGACGTTCGGGATGCTCACACCTTGCGTCGGCACGAAGTTCGGATTGTTGACCTGGGCGCCCGAAAGCAGGCTCGAAATCTCGTTGATCGGCTGATTCCGCGCTGCGTAAAGCTCGTTCAGGTACTGCGATCGAGCGTTGTTCTGGGCCGTCAGTTGCGCCTGCTGCGCGTTGAAGGACTGATCTTTCAGGGCGTTGTTCGCAGCCGTCGTCGTGTTCTGGTTCTGGAACATCTGCTGCTTGGCGTCATTGCCGAACCCGGCAGCCGCCAAGGCCTGCTGGAAGTTTTGCGCCTGAGCGGAATTGTTCGCCTCCAACTGCGCCGCATTCTGACCAAACTGCTGGGCCTGCGCGGCATTGGACAACTGCATGTTGTTGGCGTTCTGGCCGTACTGCTGGGCCTGAGCTTGGTTGGTGAAACCGGCCGCCGCAAGCGCCTGATTGAAGTTCTGAGACTGGGCCGCATTCTGGAACGTCGCCTGATCGCGAGCGAGACCAGCAAGACGCGATTGCTCCTGTCCAGCATTGAGGATCGCGCCGAGGCGGGCGTCGTTCTCCTGTCGGGTTGCCGAGTCTATCGCTCGGTTATAGGCCTCGGAACCCGGCTGCAGGCCCTGGTTCGCCAACTGCGTTTCCAGAGCGGCGCGGCTGCGTTCGAGCTGCGGGTTCATCCGCTCCATCAGCGCGTTTTCATAGCGCGACGTGTCGGCGCTGTAGTCGTAAGACTTGGTGATGTCGCCCGCGTCACCCAGCGAGGTCTGTATCTGGCCCGCGTTCGCAACATCCCTCTGGATATTGCCAGCACCAGCAATCGACGACTGCACGTTGCCGGTGTTGGGCAGGGAAGTTTGCAGCGTCGGTCCAGCACCATAGCCAGTGTACTGGGGCAAACCGATTTTCGAGGGATCACCGGCGGCCGGCGCCTTGGAAGTATCGACCGGACGCCCCAGCAGATCGTTCAGCTTCGCAGACTGACCTGCCGCCAAGGTCGCGAGGTTCAACTCGGCCTTGTCGCTCTGGTTCTTGATTGCCTGCTGACCGGCGGAGAGCGTCTGTGTCGCCGTATAGGTCGGTAGATCATAGATCTTGCCATTCGTCGGATCGGTCCACTGCTTCGTCCCGGTCTGGCTGTATGTCAGCGCGCCATCGGGCGTCACCTGGTTGACGTTACCGAGCGTCTGGTTCGCAATCGCCGTGCCGATGTTGGTCCCGGTCTGTGCGGCCGCGGTCTCTTTCGGGTCCGGTGCCTTCGGTGCTTTGGGCTTGCCCATGATTTACCTCCGATTGACGGGATGCGCCCGCCATTCGTCATCAGTTAAAGTGAACAGGATTTCCGCTTCATCCCGGCCACGCAGCCGGGGAATCCGGTGAGCCGTGAAGCCGAAGCGCTCGGCGATTTCGATCATGACGGCGTTGCGCTCAGAGACGCGCAAAACGACCATCTGGCAGCCAATCTGATCGAACGGATAGCCGAACATGGCCTTGAGCATCGGCCGGGTCAGCCAGCGCCGGCTGGTCGATGCTGACGACAGTTCAATGACGCCGGCTTCAGGCGCGAAATTGTGGAACACGACACCTGCGACGAGCCGATCACCGTCGATTAGTCCAAGCGTCGTGAAATTCTCCCATCCGCGTTCGCAGCCGGGAATATGGCTGGCAACAAAGGACGCGACGGCCCTATTGATCTCCGGCGCCCTCTCGCCGCCCCAGACCATCATGCACTGGCCTCGCCCGCGGCCACCTGCAGCGTCGCGAGGTCTATTTCGAGGTCGAGTTTCACCGCGCCGCCCGAGGTGATGACACAGCCGACCGCGAGCATGTCACCGGTTGCGCGAACGTTCTGACGGGAATCGTAGCGTACCAACTGCGAAACCCCATCCCAAACCGCCACGTCCCAGAGACCAACGTCCCATTCCGACGAATTGGTGTTGCCCTCGGTGACGTCAGAGAATGATGGCGTGGACCGGTCCATATCAGCGCGGGCGAACAGCCTCACCTTGGGCTTGGACTTGCCCAGGAAATACATGTGAGCGAGTGACGCTTGTGCCCGCTGACCGAACTGGCCGGCCGGAGAGAACTGCGAAAGATAGGTGGCGCTGAAGGTCAGCCCGTCATCGGTCCCGGTGATATCGCCTTGCCAGAAATAACCGTCGATGGAGCCGAAGAACAAGCCGCCCTGAAGCGTGGCATAGCAGAGCGCTTTCCAGTTACTGATGGTCGACCATCGCCCCGTCAGGACATTGAGAACGAAAGTGGTATCGGTGACGACGGAATTTTCGGGGAAGGAGACAAAGACGAGGTTCTGCTCGGGCCACTGTGTCAGCGTCCAGCCGCCGCCCGTCGCGTTCGCCGCCTTCTTCCATTCGTCCTCGATCGGCCGGGATACCGAGACCAGGCTCAATGCCTGCCGATCGCGTTGGAACACCTGCGAAATCGGCGTGAGGCCGTCGCTCGTCGCAACGAGGACGTCACCGCCTGCCCGGATCCAGGCGTTCTTTCCGAGCGGCTTGCCGATCTGATAGACGCCCTTCAAGCCGAACGAGGACGCGCTGGACGGATCGTCGCCGGCATAAACCGCGACCTCGCCCTCGGTCGAGATGAAAGCGCACATATCCGAGAGACCGTCGCCGCTTTCGAGCGACCAAGAGAAGCCCATCAACAGAGAACCACCCCTTTTCATGACGCCGCCGAGCGGGAACACGACCGCGGCACCGCCGATCGCGTTGACGGGCAGATAGTAGGCATCGAGCGTTGCGTTCTTCAGGAAGAACTGACGGTTCTTGAACAGCCAGCCGTAATTGAGCTGCGCCATCGTCGTCGAATCTGAAAACGTGATGGCCGGAGAGGTCGACCAAGTGCTGCCGTTGTAGATCTGCCGATCGTTGACCCCGTTGAAGCAAATGAGGTTGGAGGTGCCGGCGTTGGTATGCTGGAAGGTGCACCAGTCCCCGCCCGCGAAGCCGCTTACTGCTGCCGCAGTGGTAGCCGGTGGAACTGCCGGTGATGACATGTCGTAGATGGCGCTATCGGTGGCAACGAACAGCTTTTCGGTCGTGCCATACTTGTACTTGAAAGCGCTCTTGATATCGCCGCCATCAGCCGCAAGCCCCTTCTTGACCGATCCGCCACGGATCTTGCAGCCGGTGAGCGTTGGCAGGAAATTGCGCATGACGAGAGCGGAGCCGGGTTGCTGGCTTGCAACGTCGGCGGTGGTGACCAGACCGAGCTTCGGCGCGGGATAGGTAATCGGCGCCGAAACCTGCTGTTTCCCGATGCTGACATTGCCTCGGTTGCTCTGCCCGATACGGGCGGGCGTGACAGCTATCTTCATCAGGCACCTCGGTCGGCGTTGATTTCCTGCAGGAGATCCGCCTCGAACTCGGCGAGGTTGTCCTCGTAGGGAAGGCCCTTCTGTCGCTTCCAGCGCCAGATGACGCCCTTCACGAGCAGGCGCTCCGGAAACAGGGGCGTGTCGTCGTCGGCGGTCAGCGTGGCTTGAGGCCCGTCCGGGTCGTGCAAAACCCAGTCCTTCGACAGGTAATCGATCACGGCGCCCACGGCGGACGCGGCCGGCGAAAACAGGATCTGCTGTCCGCGAACGAAGAAATACGGCTGTGCCGACGGGATGCCCACGATGACGGCCCACTGCGAACTGTTGGTGATCGGCCGGCAGAAATCGCCCGCCGCCGTCCGCACCGCACCACCGGGCGTCATGCGCTGGTAGTCGCTCGGCAGGTTCTCCGGCGAGGCGGAAGCCGTGTGCGTCGACAGCATACGCTGCCAATCGGCGCGGCGTGCAATCTCGTCGCCGGCCTCCTGCGCGAGCGCGACCATCGTCTGGGCGTTCGGATCGTTCGAGCCATAGACGCTTTCGAACCGATCGAGCGAAACGACGTCGCAAACCTCGTTGATGGCGGAAAGCAAGGTCATGGGGTCGGGCCTCCAACAACGACCTGGGCATTGCCCCAGCGCGAGCGCTCGTCGCCGATCTTGAGACCGGAGAGGGCCACCATCTTAAGCTGGGTGGCACCGCTCACCTTGTCGGCGTCGCGTTCCCAGATCGCGATTTCCTCGACGAGGGCATAGAGGTACGCGTCGGCGGCCTTCTCGAGCAGCCAGTTCGACGGGTTCGTTCGGGTAAGAGCCGGGATCCTGCCGTAATAGGTGACGGTCAGATTGCCGTCGCCGACGGGACGGACGTTGATAGTGCTTCCCACGATGGCATAACCGGCAGGAATGCCAGCTCGGGCCATATAGCTGTCGGTGAGCTGCTGCAGAGCCACGGCGCGGATCGGAATGCCGTTCGCGTTTTTCACCTCGCGCGCCTCGAGGAAATCGGGCGGCAGCGTCCCCGTACCATTCGTCACCGTGACCGTGTCCACGACCTCCATATCGGCCACCCGGAGGAACCGGTTGAGCTTCAGCTCGGCCAGACCGAGGAACCGCGGGAACAAGTGCGCGATATCGTTGCGGCCGCTGTACTCGCCAGCATCGACGAGCAGCGAGGCATAATCAGGGATGGTGCTCATAGGGGAACCTTCCGTGCGCGCTCGGCGTCGGCGAACATGCGGGACCGATCAATCAGACGAGCGATGTGCTCATTCGCTTCCCGATGGCCTTCGGGGCTCTCCTCGGCGCTGGGCCGGTTCGCCTCGATGGCCTTCACCTGCCCTTTGACGCGGTCATATTCGACGCTCATAGGTGGCCGTCCTTTGTCCGCCAGGCGCGATTGTCGGAGCTGTTGAGGAATCGCTTAACGAAACGGTCGTCGCCCTCGCTGTGGGCCTGCACGAGGCCGCTGTTATGGGCTATGTTCAGCGGGATCGAGGCGACCCGGTGCCAGTCGCCGCGCCAGGCTTTTTCGGCGCTGTTGCGGACTTCCCGGTTTTCGCTGATCAGGTTGTCGACGGGGTAGTCGACGCGGAAAACGTCCTTCTCCCCGTCGAACAGATGCCAGACCGAGCGGCCCGTCATCATGTCGTGATCGTAGAGCGTCCACGCTCCGTCACGAATGATCATTTGGAATCGCCCGGGAGCGGGTCATTCCGCTTTGCCTTGCCTTCCTCGATGAGCTGCTTCGCGAAATCGAGGGGAAGGTCGAGTTCGCCGCCCTTCGGCAGTCGTTCGCCGTCCTCGTCCCAGACGTCGCGCAACAGCTTGACGGGAACGAGCTTCTTTTCCTTTGCGGCACCAGCCGGCTTGTTCTGATCGGTCATTTCCACTTGCTCCTGATATGGAAAAGGCGAGCCGAAGCCCGCCCTTTCTCAGATGACGTTGAAACCGTCGCGGTTAGCTCGCGGCGGTCAGGCCGAAGAGGTCGGCAGCGACGCCGAGACCCTTCTCGTTGTGGACCTTGAGGGTGCCCTCACCGATGAGGACGCCCTTGTCAGCGTCGCCCGTCTTCGCGACATCCTTGTCTTCCTGGATCTTGCGGAGCCAGAGGAACGACAACATGTCGGGGTCGATGAAGAAGGCGTTGCGAGCTTGCGCGGCGGCGCCGGCCTGCACCCGGTTCGGGTGGATCATCACCGTACCGAACGGGCCTTCGTAGTAATCGGCCGTCGCAACGATGGTGTTGCGCTCGCCACCCTTGGAAACGGCGTACCGGAACGGCGCGACGTTGCTGTCGGACATGAAGGTGACGAACACGCTCTTGACGTAGGGCGAGACCGAGACGTGACGGAAGTTCGCCCCGCTCTGGTAGCCCTGCTGCATGACGCTGTCCAAGATGGCCTTGGTGAACGCACGCTGCGTGCCGTCGGTCGGCGCGACCGTGAGGCCCGTCGTTCCATTGAAGCCTCCGTTGGCGCCGCCGGCACCGCGGGAGACGTTCGTCTCGATCCAGGTATTCAGCGAGCCGAATTCGCGGGTGGCGCCGCCAACGGAAGCGTTGGTATCGACGATGGCGAATTCGACGTCCTTGCGGATTTCAACGCCCTTCTTCAGCTTCTGGTACTTCCGCTTCTGGACGTTGCCGGCCTCGGAAACGACTTCCTGGGTAGCCGAGATGATCCAGTCCTTGCGCAGGATCTGGGTGTAGTTGCCCAGGCGCTCCGGCGGGGTGATCGCGCCGAAGGTGTATTCGTCACCTTCAGTCTTGATGTTGGCCCCCGGAGCGGCGAGCTCGTCGGTCTCCCATTCGGGGTGCACCGATTTCGCGGTGCCCTTCTCGATCAGGGAGTAGATCGGGGTATCTTCCGGCGTGATGCGCGACACCACGTCGGAAAGTTCTTCGCGGTTGCCCACGGCCTGATTGGTCGTGAACGTGTTTGCCAATGCGGCCATTTCCGTGTTCCTTCGATTGAGGGGTTAGTCGAAGTCGATCGCCATTGCGTCCTTGATCGACCCGCTTTTCGACAACCGCTGCATCGCTTCCTTGCTCTTGCGAACCTGCTGGTTGGCAGCACCGTTCGGGCGCGGGCTCGGCGTGGCCGGAGGCGCTGCCGTGACCTTGGTAAGCGCCTTGGCGCGGGCCTGTTCGGCCTTCATGCCGATCTGGGCATAGTATGCCAGGCCGAAAAGCCGGTGATCGCTGACGCCCTTCAGCTCGGCGTCGGAGAAGCCGAGTTCACGTGCCGCCGAAAACGCCTGATCGAAAAAAGCCTTGCGGCCTTCATCCTTTGTCGTCTGCGGGAACACCTGAGCCAGCTTTTCGCTCTCGGCCTGAAGCGTCTCTTCGGTCACCGACGAGGCAAGCTCGCCGGCAACTGCCGTCGAGTCGTTCGCCAGTTCGATGATCTGGCTGATGTTTGCCAAACCGTCGTCATACAGCGCCTTCTGGCGGGTGTACTCGGCGGGGTTCTGATACGCCAACTGACGTGACGGCTCAGGCGGCAAACGTTCCGCCAGATAGGAAGCGATACCCTTGACCGTGTTGGTCACGCGGGTTGTCATGGCGTCAAGATTTCGGCTCCTGTTGCCGAGATCCTGCGTCTTGTGTCGGTAATCGCGATCCCGCATGTACCCAAGCTTCAGCTCGGACAACGGCACCTGTTCGCCACCCTTCAGGGTGACGATCTGGCTGTCGGCTTCGTTGGCCCCTTCGCCGTTATCGGCATCGGTCTGCTCGTCGCCTTCGGTGTTGTCTGCGGTATCGCCGGTCTCTTGGCCCTCATCCGTGGCCTCACCGGTCGCATTCGTCGACTGCCCCTCTTCCTCTTCCTGCTCGTTGGCCTCAGGGGGCTCGGCAAAGTCGAGGTTTGCGGCGTCGTCGATGGTGAGTGCGGGGCGACCGCTATCACTCTCCCCGACGAACGGGGAGTTGGTGGCTGCGTCTGTCATGTTGCTTGCTGCCTTCTAAGGTTTGGCCCGGGCCCTATGCCGGGGCGCCCTTCCCGTCAGCCTTGGCTTGTTCCTCGGCGAGGAACTTGAGCTTGCTACGGAATTTCCTGATAGCCCGCGCTTCGGCCGCATAGGCGGCGCGGGTCTCATCGTCGGTGACCGGTGCGTTGATGCAGCCGTTGATGGCTGCTGCTTCCAGATCGTCCATGACGGCGTGAAACAGCGGATTGTCGAGCATCGCGCGGGCGGCCGCTTGCTTCTCTTCCTGCTTCATCCTGGCTGGCCTCCGATCTGGGGCTGCGGGATGCGCTGACCGACCAGCGCTTGCGCCATCGCCTGATCACGCTTGAGCTTGATCTCCTGATCGATCTGGTAGCGCTTGATATCGCTGTCGGCCTGGATCTTCGCCATGTCGACTTGCGTCTGTGCGGCCAGTTTCTGCCGATCGGTCTCGGCGTCGAGCTTAGCCTTCTCCATGTCGGCCTGGGCCTGAATCTGGACTTTCTGCATTTCCGGGTCTGGCTTGTTCGCCTCTGCTTTGAGGCGGTTATCAAGCTCTTCCTGGTCGGGCTTGGTGAAATACAGATCCGGAGACTTGAGACCGGCAGCCTCGACCGTTTTCGCGATCGAGTTATAGAGGTTGTCGGGCGACACATACGGGTTGTTGACCGGCCCGAGCGATGAGAGCAGCTTCTCCTGCAATTGCTGGATCATCTGCACCATCATCATGTCACGTTCGCGCGTGCCGGCGCCAAGACCGGTGTTCACCGTGGCGTCCATGGCCGCATTCCAGTGCCGCGGATCGAAGGTCACCCACTGACCACGAAGGCGCACCGTGCGCGGCTGGTCCTGATGCTTGATGGTCAGCTTCAGCAGGCCCTGGAACACGCGCTTCAGGCCTTGCGCGAAGGTGCGAACCATCAGCTCGGTCTGGCCGATGCCGGCGGCCTCGATCATCGACGAGGCCTTGGCGGTCATGTTCTGCAGCGCATCCGGAGCTAGGCCGCTCGAGGCTTCAGAAATGCCGGTGCGGTCGGTGGCTTCCTGATCGAGGTAGCCGAGCATGTTGAAAGACTTGTCAGCGACCAGCGGCACCTGGTTGTAGCCGACGGCATCCCTCACACTGACGCTCTGGCTCACCCGGATCGGCTGGCCGAATTTCGGGTTAAGCACCGCCTCGGGGTTCTCGATCGTGCCTTCCTGAACGATGGGCTGAAGATTGTTCTGCCAGTAGAGGTTATCAAGCGTCTGGCGCAGCAACACGGTCTTGATGCGCTGGATCTCTGCCATATCGTCGGTGATTGAATTGCCTTCGCGCTGGTGCGGCCGGCGCTCGGTGATCAGATCGGCAAAGGGCGCTTCGTCCCATTCCTCATTTTCGAGGAGGTTCTTCTCAGCGGTACCGCCTGCAAAGACCATGCGGCGCAATTCGGCGATTCCATCGTCGTCGGCATCGATCCGGACATACAGCTCGTAGTAATCGACCTCCTGGGCCGCCTTATCCGCCTGGTCGTCGGCGTCGACAACATCGCGGCGCCGCGCGAACTCCTCAGATTCCTTCTCGTTGTCCTTGGTCGTCGCTGGCAGCGCGTCGATTACGGCCCGATCGTAGCCCATCGCGACCAGGTCGGAACGGCGCATCTTCATGCTAAGACCGGTGCAAAGGCTGTCGTCGATCGACATCGCGTCGGGATGGATGAGGAATTCCTCAAGCGGCACCGCGGCGAGCCGTGTGCAGCCCTTTTCGATCACGCGCCTGATCTTCAGGTCGTAAACCGGGATCTGCTGCGGGCCCTGTTCCGTTTCCACCGTGGCAATCGACTGCGCCTGTTCCAGCACCTCGACCGAATCGTCGCCGACGAGCTGCACCATGGCGGCCTCATCAAGGCCGGTGTGTCGCGAGACCTCTACAATGCGCTTCTTGTCGTACCACCAGCGAATGACGCCGTTGCGCAGCTTCAGCGCATCATGCGCGGCGTCCTGCACGGCGTCGTAACCATCGCTCTCCGGAAAGACGATGTAGTTGATGTAGTCTGTGGCCTGTTCGGCGCCGGCCTCGTCACCCTGGTTCACCGGCTCGTATTCGACGACCTTGTCGTTGCCGAGAATGGTCCGGATGAGCGACGGCAACACCTTCTTGATGGCAGAGCGCACGTCGCGCGAGACGACTTTCGACCGGTTCGGATCGGCCGGCACGTCTTTCATCTCGCCATCGTAATATTCCATCGCCTTGACACGGTCGGTGGAAAGCTGGTCGCGGAAGCTCTCGCAGTCCTTCACCAGTTGCGTCACCTGCGAGGCGACTTGTGCATTTGTCAGTGCAGGCATCAAACAACCTTCCGATCTGTGAAGGCCCAGGCCTTGTTGTCAGGTTTCACCTTCGCAAAGCGCTTCATCATCAGCGCGTAGCGGGACGCTGAAATCACGTCGTCGCGCTCTTTCACGATCTTCCCGTCTTTCCGGTGATAGAGCCGGAACTCTTCGAAGAACTCGCCACAGGTCGAAAACACCTTGAAGCGGCCCGTCTGCATCCGCTGCAGCATGTCCGAGATGCCCGCCTCGACGCCGTTCGAGCCGTCGTCGAAGGTGGCGCGCTCGGGCAGCATGTTGAGCCCCTGAGCCCGATACTGCACAGCCAGTTGCTCACCGCTGCCCTTGTCATGCTGCAGGCCATCATGCGGCCATGACCACGGCAGCCAGGCGCCCCACGGTTTCAGCGCTGCGGCGTGAATGATCGGCGTCGCCTCACGCTCCCGATAGACCTTCGTCACATAGAACACGTCGGCGTCGCGATCCCAGGCGCAACCAGCGGCGCCGAATGGGTGATCCCACCCGAAATCAAGGCCACCGATCTGGACCCAGTGTTTCGGGATCTCGAATGGCGCGACGGTGATGCTCTCCTCCGAGACCGGGAAGATGCGACCAGAGCCGAGCGACGGAACGCCCTTTGTGCGGGCCTCGCGTTCGTGCGCTGGATAGCTGGCGATGATGCGGGCCCGCTCCTCCGGGCTGTAGTGTTCCGCATCGTCGATCGTCATGGTGACGGTCGTGCGGTATTTGGCACCCTCGTCGTCACCCGGCATGATGAACCTCGCGACGACCGTGCTCATGCCCTTCAAGGGCGTGAACGTGACAGCGACAGCGCCGCCGGTCGCGTTGGTTCGCGTGATGCCCTCTAGATAAACGTCCTCGGGCGGCTCTTCGTCGAACCAGACGAAATCAACCGTGTTTGCCTGCCACTTACCGCGGCCCTGCTCATATGCCTTGAACAGGACCGTTGAGACGCCGCCCGAGACATGCCGAACCGTGACGCTATCCAGCGCGCCAGACACGCCGCTGCGGCGCGTGGTGTCGACAATGGCAGCCTTCGGAATATAGCCAGTGCCCCAATCCTCTTCGTTCATCGGCGGACCGATGAGAAGTCGTTGCACGCCATCGCGGGTCAGTTCGTACGATTCAGAACCGGCAAGCATGATCACCGGGCGGTCGAAGCGCCGGCCTTCCCACCAGTCTGGATACTGACCGGTCAAATGCATCGCTGCTTCTGCGGCACCGGCCAGCGTCTTGCCGAGCTGGTTGCCGGCCACGAAAAGGCGCTCACGATACGCAGCGCCCGCCTTGTGGAACTCGATCTGCTTCTTGTAGGGGCGATAGAACCGAAGGCGGCTAGTGCGCTGTCGGCGTTCGATCTCCATCGCTATTTCCATCCTCTCCATGAGCAGAGAGGAAAGGTTGGATGGTGGCGTCGAGCTTCCGGATGCGGTCGAGGAGCTGCTCATCCGTCATCTCGCCGATCTGGTTGATGTTGACATTCAAATCCTTCGGCATCAGCGAGGCGACAACCTTCAGGAAGTCCTGGGGGCGTTTCTCAATGACGGTGTGGATCGCAGCAGCGCCTTTGCTTTCCCAAGCTGCGAGCATGTCTTCGATGAACATCTCACCGAGTTTGTTGCGGGCACCTTTCGGGCGGCCAGGATTCCCAGGCTTGAACTGATGCTCGACGGGCGGGTTTCCCTTTCCCGTTTTCTTCCCGTTGTTTCGGGTCCCGTCTGTCATGCTTCATTGCCTCTGGCGACAGCCCGCGGGGCTGACCTGCGGTGATAAAATCACAACTTCTGAAATATCCTCGAACGAGCGTAGAACGGTCCCGGTACGGATCAGGTCCGTGCATCCTTCTCTAACCCAAACGGGTGAGGAACATAAGCGAACAGCTTGGTCGGACCTACCGCATAAACGATGCCGCTCCAAGGAGATAGGCGCGTGCATTTCCAGCACTTTCGTCAGTCATTCGCTATGACCTCGTTAACCCATCCAACCGGCCAAATCTGTAACTTCTAATTTAGTCTCGACTTCACTTGTGCGCCGTGTTTAAGTTGCATAGCAATGGAGGGACCATCATGAAGTTGATTAAGCTCGCAGCGGCTGCGCTCATCTTTTTCGGTAGCGCAACCTACGTTTCTGCTCACAGTGGGGGGACTGACGAGAACGGTTGTCACACCAACCACAAGACAGGCGGTTACCACTGTCATTGACACCTGACCGAGGCCTCCCTCGGGGGCAGCATCCCGAGGGAGGCCTCAGGTATCTCAGAACGATTGATCGTTTCTCCGGCCTCGACTACATTAGCAACCTGTGATTGACCAAGGGGAGGACGATGCACAAGATATGGCTCATAGCCCTTGCAGCACTAGCCGGCTGCAACTCCAGCTCGGCGAGCGATTGGAAGGAAATTCAAACCAACAGTAAAGAATCTCGCTTCGAGCGCGCCAAGGCTATTTGCAATGGGCGCGCCGCGGAGACGCAGGTCATTGCGGGGCGTCTCTGGATGGCCGGTGCCATTGCTGCGGACAGCACCTTCAAAGCATGCATGGCGGAGCAAGGCTTCTCCCCGAAGTAAGCCGCCGCACGAAAGCCGTGGCAAAAGTGCCGGCAGCCCGTTCATCTCCGGTTTTGGTTGCAGTGATACAATTCCCGAGTCGCATGCATCCAAGAGGAGTGAAGCATGAGCCGAAACACCGTCCTCGGAATTATCCTTGCCGTGGTCGTCATCATCCTCGTCGTTCTTCTAATGCCAAAGAAGGAAGCGACCACGGAGACCGCAACACCGCCGGAGACCACGACTGAGCCGACGACATCTCAACCGTCGACGACCACGCCTTCAACAACGACACCGTCCACGACAGCACCGTCCACCTCGGAGCCTTCAACCACTCAACCGTCGACAAGCACCCCCTCGACAACGACCCCCTCAACCACACAGCCGTCCACGACCCAGCCTTCAACTACGGCGCCAGCTCAATAGCGGCCTCGTCCCGCGGCCGCCACACTGCCTAGGTGCAGTGGGTGGTCGCGCTTGCGCCAAGCTTCCAGTCAGAGGGATTTGCTTCTACTCTCGACATCCAACCCTACAAAACTTGGAGTCCTGCGTTGCCCCTGGATATTTTGAGCAATCACAAGGCGTTGTTGGCTCAAATCGATTGCTCAACAATTCTGCAAAAAATACAAGCCTTTGGCTCTTTGGACATCAAGTCCATCAGCGATAGAGATCTGCAGGACAGCATTCTCGACGTTCTGACGGGCGGAACGAGGAGAGCGACCTTGACTCGACATTCAGTGACGATTCCTGCCGGCGCGAGGCTGTTTCGTGCCAGGTCGGCGGAGCCAGGCGAACATCACATCCCTTTCAGTTGTGGCAAAATCAGTACAGATGCTTGGGCGCCCGAAGCAAAATATGTGAAATCTGCGGGACGGCTTCACAAAGCAGGCGAGCCGTTGTTCTATTCTACTTTGGGACACCCACTCACCACTCTGAACGAGATACGCTTACCTCAGAACGAGTATGCAATCGTATTCGAATTTGTAACGCAACGCCCCTTAACGGCCACCAGTTTCGGGTTCACCGAGATGCAACCTGGATACTCCTCGGACGAACTTGCAAAAATCAACTTGGTAGAGGACTTTTTGTACGCGGAGTTCAGCAGAGATGTACCGAAGGGCATGGAGCACCGTTACCGTGTCTCCGAGCATATCGCCAAGGACTACTTCGACCTTCCCGGGCAGGACGCATGGTGCTTTCCGTCTGTTCAAGACCGGCAACAGTGGAACGTTGTGTTCCGACCTAAACAGTCAACAGAGTGTCTCGATCTAGTGGGGGGCATGGTTTATCGACGGCGGGATGGTGCAGATTCTATTGTTGCGGTTTGCCGATTGATGGACGGCAAATTCATCTACGAGAGGCTGGGGGGCCCTATGCACCGGGACTACTTTCCGAACGTATCTTTGCCCAGTGCTCCCCCACTGCACGGATAATCCCGGCTCTACGTCCCCCTCAAATCACCAAACAGAAAACCCGCCTTTGCTGGCGGGTGTTTTGGCGGCGTCCGGTCACAGTTCCGACGTTGGAAAGACTCTACCGGGGTTTCGCGTGGAAAGTCAATTCATTTCGGGTACGAAACATTACTTGTACCCAAAGCACTTGGCGCATGCGACCAGATCCTGTTCCAAAACCGGAGCCACGTCCCGTTCGCTGATCTCAAACTTTATGCCGATCTGCTTGGCCGTGAGGCCCTGAGCGCAGTAGGCAGTCAAACGGGCGGATACGAGCGCTCCGAGAACGGCGACAGCGCCCTTCAACTCCTCCATGGCTTCGAGACGCTTCTCGGGGATGCCCTTCCAGCCGGCGCCGATAGCTCCGTTAAGATCAGGCGACGACGCCGACGCGGTACCCGCCTGCTCCCATAGCCGGGCGTAGTGGGAGCCTGCATGATAGAGGTACATCCCAGGCCCTCCCCGGCCGTATCGCCACTCGAAGGTACCTGGCAGCGCTCGCACGCTCTGCTTGGTCGTCCGGTTCGACGACACGCGCACTGATACCTTGCTAACCTGCGTTCCGTCGAAGCCAGGGGCACGCAACTTCTGTGCTGATGATGTTTGCTTCAAGCGTTGGGTCCTTTCAGGCCAGAAGTTGACGGTACTCAGCGGTCAGGAAATCGAAAGGCAGGCCGTCCTGGGAAGCTTGGCCGCACGCAAGTGCCATCCCCATATTCGACAACTCATCCGCGCGTTCATTACCGGCGATGCCTGCGTGTCCCTTGCACCAGCGGATAGTGATCTGATCAGAGCCCGAGAGAGCTGCATCGATCGACCGCCACAGCTCGGCATTGAGGAGGATTCGGTTCTTCGGATCAGCATTAGGGCCGCCGCGCTGCCACCCGTTCTTTTTCCAGCCGTGGCGCCACTCGTTAGCTCCTTTGACGCAATACATACTGTCGCACCAGATGGTCACCGGCCCATTCAGCGCCTTCGCAGCCCCGATGCCCTTCAGGAGCCCTGTAAGTTCCATCCGGTTGTTTGTAGTGTCGGCGTCCCCGCCACGTTCCGAATACAACTCTATGCCGTCCCTGAAGACCGCCACGCCCCAGCCACCGGGGCCGGGGTTAGGCTCACATGCGCCATCTGCAAACACGTGGAGACCTGACGCAAAGGCCGCGTGGTCTATCTCATAGGCTGGTGCGGCTGCTGGGCGAGATTTCTTGAACTTCCGCCATTTAGTCATCGGAGACCTCGCTGCGCTTCTTGATGAGGGCCCTACGCTCCGGCGTCATGCGGACGTAAGCGGGGCGCCAATTCATGGGTTTCTGCCAAATCCTCTCCGGAGGATCGATGCGGTACCAATGACCGTCGGTATCGAGGAAGTAGTTCACGTCTTCGGGCGAGTGGTGCCCCGCCATGTCATCGAAGAGCAGATTGCAGATGAGACCATCTGCCTTAGCTTCGTGCATCGGCCGCCAAGGGTTCTCGCGATCATGCGCTACGCGCGCTTTGCGTTCAGCTATCGTCATGCTGCACCTTCAAGGTTCTTGGCAATCTCGTCACGGACAGCCTGCCAAAATTTCAAAATGGGCTCGTGCTGGTCGATGGCGGCGATGCCGAGTTTGGCGAGGTTGTTGAGTAGACCCGCGGTGATCTGCACCCGATACGCGCGCGCCATTTTTGAGTCTTCATCCCCCTCAGGGTCGCCGCGACCGACCGAATTTTTCCAATCCGCCGAGTAAGGGGAAAGACAATGATCTGCGTTTCGCTCATGCCGCGGTCCTCGCATCGCCGCCCAAAATGCTCATTGCTCTTTGCCGCGAGAGAGTTCCGCCCATTAGGAATAGCTTCAGGGTGCGCCTGACAACGCCGGCATGCCGCACATCGGCGCAAATCGCGTCCAAAATGCTCTCTGCCTCGTCATCGTTTGCCGGTATAGGGAAGGGCTGCGTTGCATCGTCACCGAGTGACGCAAGAGCGTACTGATTAGTGTAGTAAAGAGGTTCCTCCTCTTCATAGCTAACACCTTCTACGGTATCCTCTACGTAATTCCCTGCAGTTTTTTCAGTGCTGTCACTGTAAATCCTGCAGTGCAGATCATGCTCCAGCCCTGCAATTCTTGCAGTGGGCAAATTGCAGGGCTCGCTGGAAGCAGCACGCCGCCTGCGCTCCTCTTTTTTGTCGGCTTCAAACTGCTTGAGGACTTCACGAGTGATTGTGATGTGGTCGAGAACGCGGTTCTTTCCGGTATTTACAATCTGGTATCGGACTGATCCAGAACTGGTCTTACCGAACTCCCTGAAATAACCCTCGGTCACGAGTTGACGCCGAGCCTTGATGATCGTGTGTTCTGTAAGCGCGGTAAGCGCTCTAAGGTGCACGATTGACAGGTACGGAGCTGCGTGGATGTCGCTCATGAAGTCGAGGTAAGCGCGCACGACTTTCAAACATGCTTGGCCGAGACGTGGATCTGCGTTGACCGTGTTTTCCAGGTCGAACTTCCACGTCGCGAGGCTCGTGTCTTTCGACTTCTTCGTCTTTCTCGTTCTCGTCACGCCACGGCACCTCGCCTAAAATCACCAGCGAGTTTGCAAGCTTCACAAGCCTGCAGTGCCTTCAGGTCGAACTTCGCCTTCAGGATATTAACCACGTGCGGAGGCACCGGATCTTGTTCGGAGAGCCACCTTGCGGCGACCCTCACTTTCTCAGTCTGGACATCTCCATTCATGCGGCTGTCCTCGCGTTGACTTCAATGACTTTGACTTCGCTCTCCAGGCGGAAACGGCCATGCGAACCCGCGAAGACGCCGGCATGCGGCTCGTAAGTCGTTGAGATCACAAATCCTTTCTTTCGAAGAGCGTAGAGATAATGACCTACGCGAGGTGCAGGGCTCTCAAATGTGGTGACGCCGGCCTTGCCGGCATCAATCAGCGTCTGCAGCATCCAAGCTATTCGGCCGATGAGGGTGATCGGCATCCCTTCCGGCTCACCGTTGTTCAAACGCTGTACACGGAGGGAATACTGTGGTTTAGAAACTTGCGGCATCAACGGTCCTTATCGTTGGTGTGGAGGGGCCGCTGCGAAGCGGCATCTGATCGAGCGGCAGAGGGTCCAGGCGCCAACCACGCCCTCTGCCGCTTTTCTGTTTGCGCCTACTCATGCGGACACCTTGGCGCGCTCTCGTTCCCAAGCCGTCAAATCATCCACCCTGAAAAATTTTCGACGATTGATGACCATGGGCTTGGGAAAGCCCAGAACTTTGTTCTTCTGCCAGCGGTAGAAGGTAATGGGCGCTATGGAATAGCGTGCTAGGACCTGGCTGCTTGTGAGGTACGTGGTGGAGGTATTTGAAGTTTCCATTCTCGCTCCTTGAATGTCCGGTTGATCAAAAAACTTCCATCAGTTTTTGGGAAGTTGCGCTGCGAACCACACCAATGTAATAGAAGATACAATCACGACCATATCAAAGGCAAGCACCATGAGCGCGAGCCGGTGGCTTATTGGCGAAACTTGGGGACAAGGGCATGGCTCGCGGAGAACTAAAGACCATCAAATTTCAAATGATGCTCTCCGAATCCGAAGCAAAGACGCTTGATGAATGGGCGGAACACCACGGATTCAAGTCGAGGGCGGAAGTCATTCGCCGGATGTGCCAATTAGCCTTACTTACCGATGAGCGCGCATCTAGTATCGCTCGGAAGCTCAGAAATCTTGATTTTTTGGCAACGAGATTCTTAAAACAGGTCGAAACGGCGAAAACTGGATTCAGCAACAAACGCAGCAGAATGACCGATCGACTAGCAGAGTCGGCCGAGTTTTATTCTGAGGAGATTTTCGACCAGATCGGTGAGATTAACATTGACCTTGACCTTATCCTAGGAACGACGCTGGAAATGCGCTCCAGAAGACCACTCGATGAGGTGGTTGACCAGTTACGTCAAGACCGCATCCGGATACAGGAGACTTCTGAAGCCTTCAGGGTGGCGCGACAGAACAAGCGGGAAGAAAGAAAACGATTGCAGGGGGTCGATTTTGTCGAACTCCAGAACCGGATGGAGGCCATCATAAGGCGCAGTCCTGACCTAGATCTGGCGCAACAAGCGGCGCACGAAGAAGTCAATCGTTGGCTCGACAGCGCGAAGGCGAAGAAAGAGGAAATTGAGAAGCGCGAGCAAGAGCGGGATGTCTATCTCGCCGAACGACGCAAGCAGCAGGCGGCCCGAACACAAGACGAGTCAGATGGCGACGTCTGAAGCTGATCATCTCTAGGAACGTGCCGCGATAAGCTTCACCTGCTCTGCCCAGTCCGCCAGAGCAAGCCTCTTCTCGTCCGAGTACTCATAGCGGTTGTAGATCTTGGCAACGCCTTTAATCGTTCCACTTTGATGGTTCAGCACCGCCTCGACAACGTGCACCGGGATCCCTAGCCTGGCCATGCCACTAGCAGCAGTGCGGCGCAAATCGTGCAGCGTCCACCCATCCAGCTTTACGTCTTCAGGTTTCAGCCCAGCGGCTGCGGCCTCTTTATGGGCTATCGCCAACATCTCGCGATCGATCGCCTTCTTACCCCTCGAAAAGCCACTGACAGGCGTCTCTCCGGTCGTTGAGAACAAGTACGTTTCGCCGACCTTTGGCAATCCAGCGATCACCTCCAGTACGAGCGAAGACAGAGGGACGAGATGCTCCTTCCCGTTCTTGGAGCGCTCCGGCGGGATAGTCCAGAGTTGATCATTGCCGGTAAGTTCGAACTCGGCCTTGGGAGCGTGCGCGAGCTCGTTACGACGCTGCGCCGTCAGCAGTAACAATTTGACGAGTGGACCGAAGGGCCATCCGACCTTTTCGCAGGCGAGCCACACCAGCCTGATCTCCCGGTCTGTCAGAACGCGTTCCCGGCTGGCGCCCTGCTTGGCTGTCGAGCCCTTGGGAACGGGCGAAGCGTCCACAATGTCACGATCAACAGCCCAATTGAAAAACTTGCTTAGAATGGCGCGCACCCGCGCCGCAGATTCCGGGGCTCCTGAGTCCGCGATATCATCCAGCAGCTTCACGACGTCGCGCTTGGTGATTGTTCGGATGTCTCTGTCCTTCCACCCGGGTCGAATGCGCTTGTCGATAAACGAGATGGTATTTGTCTGTGTGCTCTCGCGGTTCTTCTTCTTCACGTGACGCTTTACAAACTCGTCGAGAACGTCACCTACAAGATCCACGTTCACCGGCTCTGGCGCCTGGGCCTTCTCCTCCTCGCGCACCTCGGCAGGGTCTCTGCCGTCCGAGACAATGCGAGATGCTTCCTGGGCCTTTTCCCTGGCCTTCGCTAACGTGAAGGTCGCGTCTTCGCCGAGCACGAATGGTCCGATTGTCAATTTCCGCGGTCGGCCAGCATGGCGATACCGGAAAGCCCAACTCATCGCGCCGCTGGGCTGAACAACAAGATAGAGCCCTGGCTGCCCGGCATCGGGAATTTCCGTCCTGATGCTGTAGCCCTTCGCTGCGGCCGATTTTGCGATTGCTTCGAGTTTCTTCTGGTTGAGGACCGACTTTGCCATCGGAGCTTTCTTTAGGGTAACATGGGGTAACAGAATTCGGTGGCTGGCACTGATAGGAAGTGGTGTTATCACAACCCGTCAAACACAGCCAAGACCCTGATTTCCAAGGAACACAAGAGAGCTGAATGATTGCCATTGATTGGTATTGAAAGGCCGTTTTACATCATTCGTAATGATGGGGTCACGTGTTCGAGTCACGTAAGCGGCACCATTCTTCTTCTGGAAAACACAACGATTTCAAATCGTTAGACCATTACCAGTTTTCTCAATCCACCTTTTTAGCCACCTTTCTCTTTTCGCTGCCAGCCTTCCTCGTCACGTCGTTTTACCCTCGCGGTCTTTCTCTTTGCCGGCTTGCGTCTGGGCGCCGGCTTTGCTCGTGCTGCCCTCAATTCGGCTTCCCGCTGCTTTCGTAGCACTTGATAGAGGTGTTCGAGATCCCGATAAGCCTCGAATATCTCGGATTCTCCCCGGTTTTCCTGGGTTCGTTGATCAAGAAGACGCGAGGCGGTCACCTGCAGCGGTCCCTTGACCATCTTACGCAGCGCGAGCTGGCGCTGCCCCTCGAAAGACTCGTAGTCGCGTATTTGTTCGGGCTTCAGGTGTAGAGCCATTGCCACCGACTGATCCGAGACGAATCGCTGGGTCTTATCGTGATACTCGATTGCGGCCTTCAGGACTTCGTTGCACTGGTCGATTATATCGTCTGGACGTCCGGCACCTCGAACAACGCGGATGATATTCGCAGCGAGTTCGCGCAGCCTATAGTCCAAAGCCTCCTGCAGCCAATTCTCGTCGATAGGCATGGCGTTGCCCGAGCGTTTTCCCGCTGTAGGGAGGCTTTCGAGTTGAAAGAGTTTGGCAATGAGAGATGGGAGGCGTATAATACTTTTTGCCGGTAGCGTCTGGCCCGCGTCAAGTGATGACAAAGCTTGATGCGCCCTAATGGGTTTGAAAAAGGCCCATCGGAGAAACCACCCGCTACCGGTTGTTGGAAGGTCGGATTCATCCGGCCTTTTTTGTTGCCTGCGGTCGCCCCACATAAGGGGCATGTCTAAAGGTGAAGCCGAACTCGAAGCCGCTCGTCGGCGTTAGAACGAACTCTATCCGGGTCGCCCGATCAAGCGGGTCGGCGATACGCTGGAGGCGTCGTATTACCTGGGCGCCATGAGGTTCGTCTGGGAGAACGGCCAACCGCTGACGGATCAGGAGATCGCGTCCGTTGAGGCGATGACGCCACCCGGGTGTTTTTCCTGAATCGCCCGCGGTCAATCGCGAACGAAACGCACCTTGTCCTGGCCGGCCAACAGGAAGCTTTTGAAAGCCGCTTCCCTTACGGCTTTTTTCACGCCTTGGATGTGCTTAGGGTTCTTTGGGTTCTCCCAAAATTGTGGGAGACGGGCGCTCTTCGGCAGCTGATCGCCTATGGCCACTTCGATCTCTCCGAAGGAGAGAATAATCTCTCTCAGCCGTTCTCTGGCAAGCTGCAACGTAAGCCCCTCGTATTTCGACATCTGCCCCTCCTTCGGTTTCCTCCAGGATCTCCCAGTCTCCGTTTCAGCCGCACCACGACTGCTTGAACCCAATCCAACGGTGCGCAAGCCCCTCGTCGACGAGCTGGGCGCCGAGCGATTGACCGCCGCGGTAGACTTCGCGCAGTTTCTGGCCGTATTTATCCTCGTCACGCATCCCCGCTTTGAGACCGAATGCGCCGGCATTGAGAAGCGCTTGTAGACGGATCGTGGCCTGCTCACCCAGCGCCTTCTCTTCGGCGCAACGTGGCTCGCTAATCTCAGGCGTGTCTATGTCAGAGATCCGGTACTTTATACCGTCGAGCCAGAACGTATCACCATTCACGACGCACGTTGTCCGCGCGCCCGATGCGCACAGGGGGAAGGATGCGGAAATGGTGTCTTCCGGCGGCACGGTCGCCCAGCCGTAGGCTCCACCTATCACGATGCCAGCGAGAGGCAATACAAGCACCCATGGCGATAAACCCCTTCTCGGCGCCGCCGTGCGCTTGGTCGGATTGAATTTGGCGGACGTCCCCACGGCCTCATGCGACGCCCGCGGCGTGCCTGTCCCTTTTGAAGGCAGATCTTTGCGAAAGATGGATTTGGCGACAACTATCGCGCAAACTATCACGCCACTTATCAGCAGCGAGAAGGGCGAGCTACTTCCACCACCTCCCCATAGCCTGCCACGACGGCGCGCCTCGGCATCATTTGGAAGTAAAAGCAGAAGTGGGCCGAGCGCCAAAGCTCGGCGACTTAACCGGTATGGCTCGCGCATATCTGGTCCCCTCAAACCAAAACTGCAGATCTGCGCCAGACGATAACACACGTTAAAATTTAGAGAAGACTAAATAAGGCTTGACGACAACTTGCGCTGTGAGAGCATCCCCCTCATGGTTGTGCAGCATGGGGGAAGCATGAACGTGCACGCTGCTGAACAAACAAAGCAATATGAAGTATTGGGCACCCAGCGTTTCACCTGGGTGGGTTGGACAAGCGTCTGGCTCTTCATCTAGTTCCAGCATGTCGCGAAACCAGCCCAACGCCGTTCCTGTATCCGCACCGATTGAATCTGAGCGAAAGTTGAATTAGTCGGGGTTCATCCATCCTCAACGGAGAGGCGACGAACCGACATGAACTTTGTTGAGCAGCTCGCTCGGAACTTCCTGCGCAAGCGGGGCTACTCCGTCTCGCACGGTGGTGGCGAGGACTATCGAGGCGACTACCGCCTGATGCAGTATTCAAGCTACGAGCAGTATGTCTCGGTTCAAACGGAGGGAAACAAGCGCAAGATCGACCAGGTCTGGGCCGACGAGGCGACGATCGACGTGATCTGTGACTATGTTCGCAAGGCCATCCCAAATGCGAAGCGGGGCCTCTGCCACGGTTCCAGGAATGGCACCGAGGTCAAATGGTTCGCGGATCGCCTCGGAATCGACGTCATCGGCACGGATATCTCGGACACGGCGTCCCGGTTCGGGCTCACCCAGTGGGATTTCCATGACGAAAATCCGGATTGGAAGAAAGCCTTCGACTTCGTCTACACGAATTCCCACGATCATGCCCACGACCCGCAAAAGGCTTTCACGACCTGGGTGGGCCAACTGGCGGATGGAGGGAAGCTCCTCGTCGAGCACACGCTCGGACACGCACCGGCAAGCGTCAGCACGCTGGATCCCTTCGGCATCGACCCCAAGGTTCTTCCTTACGCCGTCCTGGAGTTCGGTGAGGGCAAGTATGCCGTGACGAAGGTGATCAGGCCGGCCCATCAAAAGGGCGGCGGCCCGATCTGGGTGTTCGTGATCGAGGCGATCCCGCTCGGCTGA